ATGGGCTCTATCTCAGTCCGCAAGCGCAAGGACGGCTCGACCGCGTATCACGCGCAGGTCCGCATCATGCAAAAGGGCGTAACAGTCTATCAGGAAACCCAGACCTTCGATCGCAAGGCGACGGCCCAAGCCTGGATGAAGAAGATCGAGACCGAGATGGCGCAGCCAGGGGCTATCGAGAAATCGAAGCGTCACGGGGTGACCGTCAAGAAGATGATTGAGAAATACCTGCTCGAATACGGAAGGATCCGGCCTCTCGGCAAGACCAAAAGTGGAACCCTGATTGCAATCGGCAACACATGGCTGGGCGATATTGAAGACACAGCGCTCACCAGCCAGGTTCTGGTCGAGTATGCGAATCGACGAATGCAGGAAGATGGCGTGCTGCCGCAGACCGTTGGTAACGACCTGGCACACCTTGGATCGGTCCTGTCTGTCGCTCGTCCTGCATGGGGGTATGACATCGACCCCATGGCAATGCCTGATGCGCGGCGGGTACTGCGGAAGATGGGCGCAGTGTCCAAAAGCGGCGAGCGTGACCGACGCCCCGCCATTGATGAGCTCGAACGTCTCATCGACTTTTTCGTCAGGAAGCGTGAAGCACGGCAGCAGGAAATCGATATGGTCCGGGTGATCGCCTTCGCGCTGTTCTCCACCCGTCGCCAGGAAGAAATCACGCGGATCCGCTGGGATGCCATCGACGAGAAGCGTCAGTCGGTGCTGATCACTGACATGAAGAATCCTGGTCAGAAGCACGGCAATGACGTCTGGTGCCATTTGCCTGACGAGGCATGGAGCATCATGCAGTCCATGCCGAAAGTCGCTGCCGAGGTCTTTCCCTACAACGCCAAGTCGATATCAACGGCGTTCACGCGGGCCTGCAGCTTTCTGGAAATCAAGGACCTGCATTTTCACGACCTTCGCCACGACGGCATCAGTCGGTTGTTCGAAATGGGGTGGGATATCCCGAAGGTTGCCTCTGTATCCGGCCACCGGGATTGGAACTCGATGAGGCGCTACACGCACCTGCGGGGGAATGGCGATCCGTATGAAGGATGGCCGATGCTGGAGGGGGTAATATCGGGCCCCGTGATCGAGGCCCAGAAGAGGAAGTCACGAAACCCGTCGTAGGCCTTTACCCATCAACTTGCCGTGCTCGGTTTTGGCCTTTAGGTGCTGGGCGTCCAAGTAGTCAGCCAGGTCGTTGAGGTGCACACCGCGCGCCGCCTTCTGGCTGCTCTCCATGCGGATCAACGGCAGGTCGATTTCCCCGGCCGCCACCTTCATCTTCATCTTCTCAGGTGTGAGGTGGCTGAAGTAGTCCGTGCACACGCGCTCGAGCGGAATGATGGCCATGCCGTTGTACTGGGCCATCAGGAGAAACTTGGTATTCATGTGGTGCTCCGTGCCGCGCTTGGCGGAAGAACGGGTTAGTCGGATATCTTGGCCAGCACGGCGTCGGCAATCTTCATGGCCGCCTGGGCATCATTGACGTATGCGGGGTCGAATCCCCCGCATAGATGGATGGTGGCCTGGCAGGCCCGTAGGTTTTCGCGGGTCAGTTTCAGGGCTGCGACCAACTCTTCGCGTAGCGCACCTTCGGCGCGGCCGATATCCCAGAAGCGCTGACCCCAATGACCCTCTGGAGGCGGATTGGTGTTCTGGTGCCCAACGCCCATGGCGCCAACAGCTGCGTCGAGCAGGTCTCGCTTGTAGGCGTTGTCACCGTCGATGCTCAAGCCGCGTCGACGCAGGGCGCTGACCACCTCGTTTCTATCCAGACCCTGGTCTTCCAGAATGATGTCTCGCTCCGGCTCGCCCGGGGTGACAATGATCAGGGCCAGCTTGGCGCCTGGCAGGCAGTACTCGCTGAGTTTGATCAGGGCGTCGTTTGCTGCTTCGTGGAATCGCTGAACTGCTGACATAGGGATACCTCGCTTGCCAATCACCGGCAGGCTGCATAGATGGGAGGGGAGGGGTTACTGGATGCGGCCGGTCAAGCGCTCTCGCCAGGTAAGGCCGCGGGGCAGATGCTCGCGGTCGTCGATCTCGATCAGCGTGAAGTCATTGCTGTAGAAGCCGCGACGCCCTCGATGGATAAGCGCTGCCTCCATCTCGGCCTGCCGCTGATCGAGCGCCTCAAGCTGGATGACATCAAAGCCCCGGCTGTGAACGTGCCATTCGTGAAACACGGCGATGAAGCGGCTCATGACTGTTCCTGCTCGGCGGCTTGGGCCAGCCTTTCCAAGCGATCGGCGGACTGCGCCACAAGCGCATCATGATCGGCTTGGTCGAGGGCAGGCATGGGCACGAACAGGATGCCGGCCTTGACGTAGGTGTGGGCCACAACGGCGGCTCGGCGAAGGTCTGCTGGATTGGCTCGCTTCATTGGATCAACTCCTTGGGAACCTGCACGGTGTCGCCCAGCTTGGCGGCTACGATGGCGCGGCAGGCGGCAATCAAGTGGGAAGGTCCAGAAGCGGAGCCGCCCAAGTCGTCCAGTCCGACGCAAGCGAAAAAGCCATCTGGGTAAATGCCGAAGCCCATGCGGTGGCTGCGAATCAAAAGCCCGTCCACCGCCCAGTCAGTAGATGGCTGATAGTATTCCGTCCAACATCCGGAACCGCATGGCAGCTCGTAGATGCAGCAGATTGATCCAGCCGCCGTGATGCGCAAATCATCGGCTCCTGTTGCCTTGGCCACGGCCCAGTCAAGGGCGGCGCCGGCCAGGGTGCTGGTCTGTACCTCGAGCAGGTCGGTCATGACCTCTTGCTCCGAGCGACATCCTCATCGGTGACGATATGCGGAGTAACGTCCTTGATCGTGAAGAAGTCAGGCTGGCAATGCTTGCGCGCCCAGGCCTTCAAAGGTGCGAGCGCTATCTGCAGCTCTGCCTCGGCCGCCTTGCTGAGGTCTGGATAGGCATCAACCCATTCGCCAGCGTCGCTATCGCAGGCGTTTTCGTACATTCGCTCGGTCACATCTTCGGCATCTGGTAGGAAGCGAGCGGGGTCGTCCTTGCACACAACGCCTCGATAGACCGTGCCGCCTTCGTACAGTCCAAGCCTGAAGCTGGCCGGGTGCCCATCGCCGTCGCTGTCGTGGCCGTAGTTGTCCTTGAGCAGCTCCTCGAGGGTGTCGTAATCCCATGAGCCGTTTTCACCGTCCAGCGACCACCTTTCACCGGCCACGAGCGCCTCATAGGCAGGGACCAAGTTCGCGGCAGCTATTGGTAATGCGGCCTTGAATTGCTTGAGGTACTCAGCCTGTGTAGATCCCCAGCTATTAACCAGGCACTTGTCATCTACCGGATCACCTGAGTCTTCGGGATCATCAGATGGCTCACCTGGCACCATGAAAAACTCGCTCTCCACCGCGTGCAACAAATCGGAAAAGCGTTTGGTGTTTTCGATATTGACTAGAAGGGTAGACAGCTCATGGTTTGAGCTGAGACCGAACACATTATAAATGTGGGCCAGTTCCGGCCGATGCTTAGGCATGACTTCGTCCTCACCGCTACAGCGGCTGACTTTGAATTGAAGGGGAAGGGGTTACTTGGCGATGACGTCGGCGCTTGCGATGTAGCGGCCGATGATCATGCCGAGGGGAAGTTGTAGGCAGAGCCACACGATGACGCATTGAGCGGCTAGTAGGCTCATTGTTTCCTCGCTTGTGCATACCGCTGCTGGCGCTTCTTGGAGCAGGAGCGGTGGTTTCCGTGGGCGCGGTATTGGCCGCATTCGTCGCATACCCCGTTGAGTTCGAGGCAGGGCATAGGCATGGCGCGGGGTGTGGTGGTGCGGCGCAGGGCGGTCAAGCTGCCACCGCCTTCACTTCATCGATCACCGACTGCACACCGCGCGCAAAGGCCGCTGGCTTACCCTTCAAGCCACGCTCCAGGTAGTTGATCAGCTGCCGGTACCCGTCAGGCTTGCCGACGACGTTGTGCAGGTTGCGGATGGATTCGAGGGCCCATTCACGGCCTTCGCGGTAGAGGATGGTGCACATAGAGAGGCTCCAGAATTGTCACGTTTCTGTGCTGGCGCAACTGATGGATGTGAGGTATTTGTTTCCGACCGGCACTGTGTCGGATCAAGGAGAAGAGCTTGAAAACACCATTGGTTGATCATCTATGGACGAAAATTGCAGAGCGCGACGGAGTCGCTCGCGCTGTCACTGAGCAGAAGTTGCAAGAGTTGAAATCCATCGAAACAGCGATTGCTCTCCACGATGGCGCAGAAGCCGTGCACAACGTTCTGGCTTACGGCTCGATCCGGAGGGCTTTGGAGCGCTGCCTGCAATATCACCAAGGCGCAGAAGACATGGACGATGTCGATATGCTCATCTTTTACAACTACGCGACCCGTGCAGCCAAAGAGGCCGAAGACGTGATCGATAGAGAGCTCCCATATCTAGGGTTATAGAGCCATCTCTACCTGAGCCTCCCGCTGCCAGATCGGCGAACTGTTATAAGCTTCGATTCTGTCGGCGATAACACAGGCGCGCTGGCCGGCGGTGGGCGGGGCATACATCCCAAAACGGCTGATGCTTCCACCATTAACCGCGGCATTGGTGGAGTCAGCCGAAGCGAAAGGCAGGTGCTGGAAGATGGCTGGGTCGAGCATGCGAAGGCCGTGCAGGCGGCACGCTGGCCGGCCTTGGTCGTCGCAGATGGCGTCCATGGCCGCAGCCATTCGCTTCCACCACGCTGCTGTGCCGGGCGAGCGCCATTGCCCTGAACTGCCAAAGGCCACAATCGGCCACTCGCTGGCGAGCCGTTGCAAGCGCTCGAGCGATTCATGCAGATGCCACACCGGCACGCCACGCAGCGCCCTTGGCCACGCTGCGAGCAACGCATCGTTCGCCGCTTCATCCCCATCGATCACATCGGGGATCAACGCCCAATCGAAGCCTGGGTGCCGATGCCAGTCCTCAACCCAACGGGTATAGCCGTCGACGTCGAGAGTCCCGCCCTTGTTCCAGATGCTGAAGGCACCGTTGTCGAACACGAACGACTGGCAGACCTCTGCGACGATGCCCATGTCGTCCTGGCGCGGGAAGGGAACCAGGGCGTGCCGACCGGCAAGAAACCGTGCGCCGTCCTGGCGGGTGCCGCCGACCGGCGTGCCGTGGTAATGGATCATTGGTCTCTCCCCGAGCCTGCAGCGCGGTCTCCGGGGGACCATAAGTCGAGACCGGCGAACAAATCGATTGCTGTGGTCAATGTAGCCACCTACTGGTAAATTGAGGTTAACTATTTCGGATTTTTTGTGATGACTGAGATTTTGACTAAAGACGCTGTAAAAACTGCTGTTGCCGAAGTTGGCGATTTATTTGGCGATCAAGGCGTGTCTAACATTCTTCTTGAAGAGGTTGATAGGTCGGCGGATAGGGATTTCCTGATAACTATCGGGTTTGATAGGGATGTTAAAAGACCAAATATAGGGGCTTTAGGCGCGGCTCTGGCTGGGCTAGCAAGCAGGGAGCGAGTCTATAAAGTTGTCTGTTTAGAGTCGCAAACCGGCATGGTGAAATCTATTAAAGATCGTCTTATTGATCGAAAATGAAAGAAAAAGTTATCCTAGATACGAATCTTTTGTTGCTGCTCGCCGTAGGGGTATATAAGCCCGACTACATCCGGCTGCACAAGCGAACCGATACTTTCTCAGCGGATGACTTTGAGGTTCTCTTGCTAAGATTGCAGGATTCTGATATCGCCGTTACCCCAAATATCGCAACTGAGGCAAGCAATCTTCTATGGCAGACGAAGGACCCACATAAGCGAGAAATTCGTCAGGTGCTTTGTGAGCTCGTTAGTAACTTTGCAGAGCATTATGTCAAAAGTAGGGATATTGTAGTTGTTAATGAGTATAAAACCCTTGGGTTGACGGACTGTGGGATTCTGGAACTGGTTCAAGGTTCAGGCACAATCCTTACGGTGGATTTAGATCTTTACTTGGCAGCTCAACAACGCGGCATCCCTGTAGAAAATTTTAACCACAGCTACCGGATGTCTGGGCGGTAGCGATTGGACGGCTTGTTTGCGCGGTGCGCGGTCCGCCTGCCGAGGCGTTCAGCGTGATAGGTGAAGGTAGGGGGAGGGTCAGGCCGCTGGCGCTGAGTCGCGAAACACATCCATCTGCGCAGCGCCATCCAGCCAAGCGGCGTCGATCCGGGCGCGTGCCAATGCCGCGTATTCTGGGTTCAGCTCGCAGATGATCGAGCGTCGTCCTTCCTGCATCGAAACCAGCGACGTGGTACCTGCACCGCCGAATGGGTCCAAGACTACTCCGCCCCGTGGCGCGCCCGCCAAAATGCATGGCCTGATCAGCTCAGGCGGAAAGGTCGCAAAGTGGGCTCCCTTGAATCTTTGGGTCGGCACTCTCCAGACGCTACGCTTGTTGCGCTGGGCCCGAGGTCCGATTTTGTGAAGAGAGCCCCTGAGGTTTGAGTTCTGTGTTGCGCGTTCTCCAGGCAACGACTCAATGGGTGCAACGTTGCCGGGCCCGCGCGGCTCCAGCGCCTTTTCAGCGATGGCGGCTTGGTCGAAGTAGTAGTGACGCTGTTTGCTCAGCAGAAACAGATATTCATGGCTTCTGGTGCAGCGGTCACGCATGCTTTCAGGCATCGGATTGGGCTTTTGCCAAATGATGTCCTGGCGCAGATACCATCCGTCATCCTGCAGCGCAAAGGCGAGCCGCCACGGGATACCCATAAGGTCTTTCGGCTTCAGCCCGATCTCGCGGCCACGTACACCGGTCTTTGTGTCGAACGACGGGTGGTTATTGATCTGCCGAGCCGACACCACGCTTCGCCCGGCCATTTGACCGTTACCTTGTGGCCGCCCCTGCGCACCCCAACTCCCAGCGTAGCTATCGCCCATGTTGACCCAGGCCGTGCCGTCAGGGCGAAGCACCCGACGAACTTCCCGGAAGACCTCCACCAGTTGAGCGATGAATTTTAGCGGGGAGGCCTCAAGGCCAAGTTGTCCGTCGACCCCGTAGTCGCGCAGTCCGAAGTAGGGCGGGCTGGTCACGCAGGTGTGCACGCTCTCGTCCGGTAGCGTCCGCATCATCTCGATGCAGTCGCCGACCAGAATGCGGTGATTTTCCATGGATGCTCCAGGTAGCCGCCCGCCTGCCGAGGCGTTCAGCGTGATAGGTGAAGGTGGGGGTGATGGTCAGGCGCCGCGCAGCTTTGCAATCTCGTCGCGAGCCGGGCGGCGGTAGTTCAGCAGCCATGGCGGCATCTTGGTCAGCCTGCCATTGTGGGTAGCCCGGACGCTGGTGCCGATATCGGGCTGGTTTGGAAAAGCGTCGTCGTACTCATTGAGCAGCACAGCCATGCGCTCCTGCCACTCTTCTGGCATGTCCTGCATCAGCACGCGCGGAAGGACAAGAAAGCTCGCATAGCTGAGGCCGAACCAGCAGGCCAGGTCTTTGCGTTGGTCAAAATCAACCGATTGGCTCATGGCAATCTCCATTGCAGGCGCCGCCCTCCGTATCCGGAAGGAGGCGAGACTGGTTAAAATGATTGTTTTGGTCTGGATGGCACAGACATGGACACAAGGACGAATGAGGCAAAGCCCCTGAGCTACAAAGGGCATACAGTCAGAGCCTTCGTTCACTGGACGAGTGGATCTGGGGAATCGCATCCGCTGCGCATCATCAATGTGGTTGTTGGCATGAAGACCAAGGTTATCTATGGGCCTTGGGAGTCCAATGAGGCTGCCATCGAGGCAGTGCTGAAAGCAGCCGGCGAAATTCTCGACTCTTCACCTCACGCCGTGCTCGGCCCTCCGATATCTCGGTGAGTGGCAAATAGGGATGGGGTGGGCTATAGATATTAGCCGGCATTGGGCCGGATCAAGGAGCGAAAATGGCAAATCTGGTTTACGTGGACAATTCAAACGTATGGATTGAAGGGAAGCATGTCGCAGCCTACGCGAACGGTCTGGCGCCAAGCGTTTGGGATGCAGTGACTAACAAAATCTGCGACAACAGCTGGAACATAGATTTCGGAAAGCTTTTCGCTTTCGCCGGAGGTGATAAGGCAGATGTCAGAAAAGCTGCGCTGTTTGGGTCCCGGCCGCCGCAAAATGACTCTGTTTGGGACGCTGCCCGGAGAAACGGATGGGATGTAACAACGTACGATCGCAATGTTGCAAATCACGAGAAGAAGATTGATACCGATATCGTCGCGACCATGATCGAAGACTCGTTTCTTGTTCTACAGCCTGGCGACGAAATCACACTTGTTGCTGGGGATGCAGACTATGTCCCTGCCATTGAGAAGCTGAAAGCACGCGGCATTTCCGTCCATGTCGTCTTTTGGAAGCATGCCTCTCGCGAGCTAAGGCAGGTTGCCACGAAATTTATAGAGCTCGATTCATATCTTGATCATCTTTCTCGCTAATAGGGGCTAGTACTTCATCCCCCGGATCCTGCTGAATCATCAGCATGCTCTTCCGTTCGAAAGCCAGCGCCACAATCCGCGAAGGTCGGTATTCGTGGCGCGGCACTTCCAGCAACGGCAGTGCCCGATCAGGCCCTAGTTCATGCAGCCGATGAATCATCAGGGTTAGCGCCTCGCCCTGTTCCTCGATGCCCGCCCACCGCATCAACTCGGCCAGAGCCTGCTTGGTGCCTGGCCGAACCTTCAGCCGCAGATCCTCTTCCTGCAGCCTGGCCGCTTTGTCGTGCCGGCGCTGGTCCCGCTCTTTCTGTGTCATACCCATCGCAAGGCTCCGTCAGTCCGCTGGGCGGGATGTGAAATTGTTCCACCCGGCGACGCCAGGCTTTCTGCTTGATCATCCCTTCCTCGGCTTCGTAGTGCGCAGGGGAAAGTCGATGGCGTACTGGTCGACGATGCGGGAGAGGACCTTCTGAGTGATGCCGATCTGTTCGGCCGCATTGCGTCGTGTGCATCCGCTGGGAAGCAGAGCTTTGATCTTCGCGACGATCGCCAACTCGTCCTCAATCTTGGTGCGGGTGCCGAAGCGGATCTTGTAGTCAGTCGAGATCCGACGGATGCGGCCGCGACGCACGCCCAGCGCTTCGGCAATCTCAACCTGGCCCATGCCTTGGTTGCACATCTCGCGCACCTGGGGGGCGAGCTTGGCATCGAGAGCGCGCTCCGCTTCGTGGCTTCGAGCGAAGACCATCTTGTTCTCCGAGGCAATCCGGCTTAGGCGGTGCTGGGACACGCCCAAAGCCTTTGCCGCCTCGACCAGGCCTACGTCCAGGTAGGCAGTCAGCTTCGCGGCGATACCGTCCTCGAACGCTTTCTTGCGAGCCTTGTTCGCCGCCTTGATTGCAGCATTTCGCTTGGATGCCGGGGAAGGTGCACCATCCGATGGGCGATCAAATCGCACAGAAGTGGACTGGATGCTTTCGCTGTTGAACCGGGTTGGGTTGAACAGGCTTCGGCTGATAGGCACTACCTCTACCACTCGGCCGGCCTCGTAGTCCGCCATCGCCCGAGCAAGCCAAGCGCGTTCGGTGTCCTTCTGCTGAATGCTGCTGAGCTCAAGGCTGATCATGCTGACTGCTCCAATGGTGTGAGCTCAACTTTCCGCTTGTCCTTCGCTGCAACCACCTGAACGACCAGGTCGTCGAACCCAATCGCAATTGCCTTGGCAGCATTGAAGGCCGACTGGAGCCCAGCCATGTCGGTAGCAGTGGCAATATCCGCAAGGGCATCAATCAGTAGTTCCTTGGCGCGCGCTTCCGGACTGACGCCTGAGTTGAGCCAGGCCAACAGCTTCTGGCCTGTTGCCTCGGTGATCAGCTCCGGCTTGTCGAACAGCTTCGTTCGATCTTTGCTGGCCATCGCGGTGTGCACGTCGTGTGTCAGATCCAGCACCACGGTGAACTCGTAGTCGGTGCCGTCGCGCTGTTCCGACTTCATACCCAGCTTCACGATCTTTTTGCCCTCACCCTGGACTGTTTCCGTCTTGCTGCGCATGGTGCAGATGACGTGAAGGGTGCTGGTCAGGATCTTGTTGGTCAGCTGACGGTGCCGCGGCGTAGTTTCGTTCCAAGCAGCCCAGGTGTTGCCTCGAAACTTCTGGTGGGCGAGCGCCTCATTCGATTCCAGGCAGCCACCTGGCCCGGTCCACTCATGTGAGTAGCTATCGATGATCAGCACGCTGTAGCCAGCTGCCTCGGCGGCGGTGATGGCTTCAACGTATCGTTCAGGCGAGAAGGGCGCCTGCAGCTCCAGAACATCGAAGTCGGCAATGTCGGAGTAAAGCGAGGCACTGCCCTGTTCGGTGTCGATGACCGCGATCCGTCCGCCCAGACCTTTGGCCATGAGCAGGGCGGAGTAGGTTTTTCCTGAGCCCGACGGCCCGGCAAGTGCCAGCCGTAGCTTGGCCTGCTTGCGTTCAGCTTTCTTGAACATGAGTGGTTGCCTCAGTTGGCGTTGTTTTCCCATTCCCGCTCGATCAAGCGGGCTTCGTCTTCGTATGCGGCGCGGTCGTCGCCAGTGAATTGCTCAGGTGCGAACTCGCCGACCTGGGCCCAATCGAGATGGGCGGCCATGCGTGGTGTGCTCATGGGGTGCTCAGTAAGCGATGGTGATTGCCGGGATCTGCTTGCTGGCAATCAGTGTGATGGCCTGCTTTGCGCAAGCTTCGGTCATGCCGTGGTTCAGGAAAGCTGCGATGGCGGCACGGTTGATGGCGCGTCGATGCTCCACATCAGCCTCGCGCAGCCTTTCCTGCCGGATGATCTCTTCAGCAGCTGCCTTCTGGCGCGCAAGCTCGTCGAGTCGGGCCTGCTCCACAGCTTCAGCGTGTCGACGTTCAGCGGCGATTCTGTTTTGCTCGGCGCGCTGCTCAGCGGCCAGGCGATCCGCTTTTTCCTGTGCTGCTGCGCGCTCGGCTTGCTCGGCCTGGAGCTTCAACTGCAGCTCGCGCTGTGCTGCGGCTTCGCGCTCAGCTTGTGCTCTTTGATCGGCTTCGCGTTGGACTCGCGCCGCTGCTTCAAGGGCAATGGCAGCTTCATGCTCGGCGCGTTCCCGCTCAGCTTTTTCAGCATTGAAGCGAGCGATCTCGGCCAGCTCGGCTTCATGCTTTTGCCGCACTGCCAGAGTTTCACGAAGCGTCTTCAGCGAGTCGTCTTTGGCGCGCGCTGCCTCGGTTTCGAACTCTTGCCACCGATAACCCAGCTCAACCGCCTCGACCATTTCGATGCGGCCCAGCAGGTCGTCAACGATGATCCCTTCAAGGTCGGAGGCCAGCACAGTAATGCGCAGGATCGCGTCACGGTGACGATCGATCCGAGCATCTTCTGCCGCCTGCCAGTCATCCAGCGGCTTGCGCACTTCCTTTTTCCAAAGCTCCAAGGTGTCCCATACGCGCTTGCGCTCTGCGTCGATCTTCTTCGGGAGCTCCTTCTGCTTGGCAGACAGCGCCTTTCCTACCGCTTCGAGAGCTGTCTTGGACTTGGCAATCTGATGCGCCATCGACGCGTACCGATCACGACCCTTCTGCGTGGTCAACTCAGGTAGCGTTTTGTTGAACTCGTCTACCTTCAGCCGGACCTGCTGCAGCCAGGGCTCAAGGCCTTTATCAGTGGTGAATACCTGGAGCGCCGTTTCAGCAGGCGGCACTTCTGCCAGCTCTTTGGATTGGGTCATGCTGACTCCTTGCGCTCCATGTTGAGCGTCGTCATGGGTTAGGGGGCCGCCGCCACAAACACTCTGCATCTGGCGAATGGCGTGGTTCATACGGTCCGGCAGTCCGGCCAGTCGCTTTCGCTCGGCGGCCTGTTTCCGTGCAGCGATAAGTGCGTTGTTTTCGTCGTCGAACCAGTCGTCAACGAATACGGTTGAGGGCTCTGCAGCCATTCGCCGATCGCTTTCGAGCGCTTGGAAGCTGTCCGCATAGCTCTCATTGACGTTCATTGCCGGCCACCGCCGATCCGATACCTCAGAACGTGAAGGCGCCGGCCGTTCGGTGCAGGGTCTTCATACTGCTCGACTGGGGCGCCGTAGAATCCGCGCCGCTCGGCCAGCCGGTAGGCATCACGCATGTCGAACGCGCTGAAGTCCTCCAGCTGCTCGTCTCGGGTGCTTTTAACCAATGGGGTAGTCATGCGACCTCCCTACGACTTGAGCAGCAGAGAAGGGCTATTCGGCGTGTGCGTACCGCACGGATGCGCTGATGCATGAGGGTGGATTCCTCGTGCGTGATATCGCCGGCAAAGAATGCGTAGGACACCAGCCCCGCTGCCCATCCCAGTTCATGCTCAAACCCGAGCTCGTGCTCACGCGCCATGTTGCTTGCAGCTTCGATGTGGGCGTCGAAAGCCGACCTGGCTGTTCTGTTGATCATGCGCGAATACTCCTGAGCATCTGCCGCGCCAATTCATGAGCGTGCGCAGCATCAGCCAGGCACTGCTGGGCGTACTTGAAGTCGCAAGCGACCATGAAGCTGCGCGCTCGGGCGGTGTGGCTGAATGCAACGTCAAAGCACTGCTGGACCGCCGACCGTGGCCAAGCTTGGCGTGAGCGGCGGCGCGGAAGTTTTTCCAGGCGTTTGGCCATGGTGGTGTCCTCGGTGGGTTATGCCGCTGAAGCCATCAGCACCGCGTAGGCATCCAAAGCTTCTTGTTTGGTGTCGCCGAATGCGTAGTTGCTGGAGGCCTGGAGGTCTTCGAAGCCTTCGCCGACTACGCACCACGCAGTTCCGTCCTTCATCACGCGGACCTTCCACCATGGCTTCTGGAAGCCATCGCTGTTGCATTCGTTGCAGGCCCAAGTGCCTCCGTAGACAAAGCCGGGGGTTCTACACTTGCCGTGCGGAAAGGGATGAACGAAATAGACTTTTCCTGCTGCGATCTTTTTATCGGCGGCCCACCATCCCTGCTCACGCTCCCAGCGGTACGCTCCGCGGATAGCGCTGTGGAGCTCTACACCCTGAATCCGGGAGTTGAAGCCACCCGCGACGTGCGGCCCGCAAGCTGCGATGTTTGGAAAGTCTTGAGCGAACAGAATGGCTTTCGGTTGCTTGTTCATTGATCGATCCTCTGACCGCATTGGTCGGATGCCAGGCAACAGGGACCAAGCTGGGCGTGAATAGCCAGCCTGGCACCCGCCGATGCGGTCGTATGGGTTGGGGTGGGGTTAATGCAGGGGGCCGCGTTGCGCGGTGCAGAGTCGTCCGCATCCCGCTGCGCACTCGCTGAATGCGCAGGAGGATGGTTCAGTCCATCATGATCGGATTGGCCAATGCATGATCCATGGCTTCGGACTTGGCGATTTCACTGTCCAAGAACCGAATCAGGTATGGCATCACCGTGTCGACTTTGCCGTCGGGGAACTCGACGATGGCTACCGTGTAGTTACCGGGGCCAGCTTCGAACTCTTCGTAGCCGGAGCCCCAACCGTGAAACTTGCCTTCGCGATCATCATCAAGCCCTTCGAGCCTCCGTCCGAGCGAGTCATGAATCGTCTTCATCGTCATTACTGGTCGCACTGTCTTGCCCTCCTTTGATTTCCCGTCTGGCCCTGTTGCCAAGGCCAGCCAGTGAAATCTGGTGCCGGTCTTTTCCCGGCTGTCATCCAGTCCTCGGCACTGGCGCCGCTCCGTGCCCGCTGCTGATTGCAGGCCGTGAGCCGTCGATGGTTTGGGCGGTGAGCTTCCTCCCCAGGGCGTTAATCAACATCTGTTCGCCTTGGATCGCGGGCCTATACAACATGCATGCTGCAGCTCGTTTGCCCGGATGAGTGGGGCAGGGTGCATGAGGTCCGGCGCTCCCAGCCGAAGCTATCGGGGGCGCTAATTCGATTCGGTCTTTCTGAGCCCCGTTACGTGCCACGGTGGCCTTGGCTGCCTAACGGCTATCTCCGCCACGCTAAATCGCCGGATTCATATCACTGCCCGCTGCCGCAACTGGCGTCACATCGGGTGGCTGTGCGTGGTTTCGCTTGCCCTCATATGGGACAAGGCCAGTTCCAGAGCTGGCATGGGATCGACTGTTTGTTGCTCGCACTTACCTGTGAAGGGGTAGTCGGTCGCGAGGATCTTGGCGGTGGTAAAGAGCGGACCGATCCGCGGAGGGCCTCGTGAGGGGCTGTTGCGTCTCGATGGGTGAACATTACAACCTAGAATTGTAGCCTGCAACTTAAAATTGTAGCTTGAGGCGAGATAAATTGTAGCCCCTGTAAAATCAGGGGCTTGCGGATTGCGGAGCGGGATTGGAATTCAGACCAAGGTTAAGCTGCGCGCTCGTAATCGATGATTGCGGCAGCGGCCTCTTCGGCACCGTAGAAAACGTGAGGCTCTATACCTTCCTCAAGGCTTTGGCGCTGCAGGTCCTCAAGGCTCTGCTCGTACTCGCTTATCAGGGCAGGGTCAAACCGGTCCAGATCCTTGGGCGTCCAAATGAACAGGGTGCACTTATTTTGCGGGGCATCCTCAACCTTGTATTTCACGAGGTGCAAATCCCATAGCCTGCTCTTGGCGCCGTCTACATGCCTGCTTATCTGCTTGGAAGGCTTGATCTTCGCAAGGCTGGCGGCCATTCGGTTTCCGGCAAAGAAAAGACTTCCCCTGGAGCCCTGCATGGCCTGCGTATGGAGAGGCAGATTGAAGCGATCCTTAAGCCTGGGCAGGATGCCAAGCACGCGATCTTGAATATCGGAACGTAGCTGACCAAGATTCAGCTCGTAAGCGACAGGATCGTCAGAGTCATCATCTTCTTCCACCAAAGCATCTGAATGGACTGTAGAAAGGCTCGAGCTAAGGCTCGATGCTTGCTGGAGTATGTGGCTCATATTCTCCCCGAGCCCCATACGCACCTTCCCAATGACAACGCCGTGTATGCCGCAAGAAAAAGGCCCGGTAAACCCCGATTTCGCATAGTCAAGCGCACCCGAAAGAGCCATAGACATCATGCGCTGCATACCGGCCGCCGAGGCACCATAGAGGCACTTTAGGGCTTTTTCGCTGATAGTTAAGCATCCATTCACCTCGTCACCGGACGAGGCTACGACTGCTATTGTCAGCCTCTCACCGGACTGCACTATGGGTTCGAGGTAAACTGGAGCCCACCTCGCCTCATACTCGGGGAAGCTTGGGAAATCAGAGAGATCTGGGAGCATCCTTTAGACCGCCATGGTTTTCTGTTTGATGCCAAGCGCTCCGTCCATTAGAGCACTCATGTGCTGCACGCGCGATTCGAGAAAGTCTACTACCCGGTCGACGTGGATCTGGTCTACCTGACAGTAATGAGGCTGACTCGCTGCAGCATGAGCCCGGAAGTCCGCAGTATAAACAGGAGCGGAACGGTCCTTCAGTTTTTTGGATGCCTGGTGGCGCTCAAATTCTGAGACCTCTCCGAGCACCATGCCAAGCAGATGGTTCCTAATGTTTTGGCTAGCCTGCAGCGAAGGCGAGGCCAGCGCCTCCTCATGATCTATGAGCCAGATTGCCCCATCACCGCCAATCAGCATATTCCTCAGATTTCTATCTGTGTTGGCCAAAAGCTCATCAAAGACAATTGCCGCATGCAGGTGTGACCACTTGTTCAGGAGATGGGAAACCTTGTCAAAATTTATGACCCTGCTTATTGGTACCGCGTTGGTGTCAACGCTAGCGAGCACAATGCATTTGCCCGAGCCTCGTCCGACGTCTATCCCGCGCGCTATCGCTAAGGCGGTCAGCGGTATTGGCAGCCCGAAATATCTTCCAATACTCGCACTCATGGTTTCCGCAAAAAGTCGCTCAGCGGGCAGAACCTTAACGTATGCGTGTAGGTCCCGGCGGTAGCCCTTAAGCCCACTGATGGTTCCGTAAAATAGAGGATGCTGACCCTTGATATCAGGGTCATCCACAGCCTCCCCTTGGAGGTAGAGAGCAAGGGGGATATCAGCCGATACTGGTTTTGCGCTTTCCATGCTTGATCTTTTCGTCCTTTTCCACTGATTTACTTAATCCATGGCCAATCATCTTTAGGAGATCATCTGCATCACCGCCCTGGTCCGCAGTTGTGAACGCGGCTTCAGCTAGCCCATCCAAGTGCTCCGGCAAATTCGGAGCAGATGGCTGGATTGATCTATTTTTCTCGATCAGTGCGGACGCGAGCTTTGCCAAGAGCAAAAGGTCGCTTCGTGTCAGCATTGCCGTCTCAAATCCCTCCGCAAGCACTCCACCGATAACTGGTACTGACCTCAGCGAAGCAAGCTTAGAAGCGCCAGATCGCCTTTGCAGCTCGTCGTGAATTTCGTCTCCGCTTACCCCTTCACTCTCGACAAGGTGGGTGATGGAAACGCCAAGAACGATGGCTAGTGATTCGAGCTTCTTTGGTCTGGGGATGTTTTTGTCTGACTCCCAGGCCTGTACTGACTGGGGAGTGACCTTTAGCGCGCGCGCTAGCTCGGACTGATTCAGCCCGGCCTTCTCTCTAGCGGCAGCAATACGTTTTCCAATAGTTCTCATAATCAGAACTGTACAACCACCAGTTGTAGGCAGCATTTCAATTCTCAGTTGTAAATAAATTTGCGTGGTTGTAACCTTGCGTTGTAATCCAAATTTCAGAGGTAGTTATGAGCCAGAACGCCGCAATGCGTGCAGCTGAGGCAGCCGGAAGCCAGTCCGCATTGGCCCGCGTTCTCGGCTGCACGCCTCAAAACGTCCAGAAATGGTGCGCCAGTGGGCGCATACCGGCAGAACGGGTACTAAGAGTTGAGCAGGCTACTGGTGTGCCACGGCATGAGCTTCGCCCCGACCTCTACCCATAAAAACCAATCATCCAAGCTGCTTAAACCCATTCACCACCCAGGAGTACCCCAAGCATGTACATGGATCCCAATCAAAAGCGCGCCATTCCGGTGAAGGTTCGTTTCGAACCTGTGCTTGACCGGATCTTGCGCCGCGCCGCAACCAAGACCCGCATGCAACACGCCACGTACCTGTACGAAATCATCGAGTGGGCGGTAGCCAACGGTGTGATCGAAGAGCTGATGCAGGACAAGCAAGAAGATATCGCGGGCTGAAGCCCCTTTGGAGGGCCAAATGACCGTTGAACTTGAAAAGCTGCCGCCTCAAACACGGCAAAGAGTCGAGGGATTGATGGCTGAGAACGGCTGGACGTTCAGCCAGGCCATCAACGCGATGATGGAAAGTGCGATCGCCAATGGAGCGCTTTCTGAAGTGGGCAGGAGGAAGGCGAAGGTTCTTCAACTGGTGACCCCAATGAGGGCCTCAGGCAGGGACTCTTCGGGGTAACTCAGAGGGCCTCTGCCAAATCCGAGACGAAAAAAAGCCGGGGTAGTGACCCGGCTTCTTAAACAACAACTTGTGGGACCGATTATATGCAAATCCATGCACAAGGCAATACCCACCATCCCGCGCCACGAAATGCGATCTCCGAAAACGTGGCGCCATTAGAAACAATGAGCAGCTTCGATCTGCTCGAGTTGGTGAATCAAGCCCGCGCCGAGCTCGGAGAGACTGAGGTTCGCCGTGCAGATTTCACTGCGCGCTGCCGGGATGAGTTGGAGGGGGAATACTACGAAACTTTCGTAGTAAGGAATGCGCGCGGCCCGGCGTCCGAAGGACTGCTGCTGACCCGTGATCAATGCATGCTGGTTTCAATGCGTGAATCGAAAGCGGTCCGCCGCTCCGTTGTTCGCAAGTTGAACGACCACGCCGCCCCCCGCGTGATCGCTACGCTCCCTGACTTCTCCAATCCGGCAGCCGCGGCGCGTGCTTGGGCTGAACAGTTTGAACTCCAGCAGGCTGCCAACCAAGCACTGGCCATAGCCGCGCCCAAGGTGGAGTTCGTCGACAAGTACGTCGATTCGACCGGGCTCAAGGGCTTCCGCCAGACCGCAAAGCTGCTGGGGGCCAATGAGGCCCGCTTCCGTGAGTTCCTGCTAGACAAGCGAATCATGTACCGCATGGGCGGGGAGTGGCAGGCCTATCAGCCTCACATCGACGCCGGCCGCTTCGACGTCAAGACCGGTACCAGCGAAAGCGGTCACGCTTTCAACCAGACCAAATTCACCCCCAAGGGCGTCACCTGGGTGGCCGGCCTATGGGCACAGTACAAACTGGAGGCCCAATGATGGCCGGCGACTGGATCAAATTCGAACTTACCACCATGGACAAGCCCGAGGTCTGCCAGATGGCAGATCTGGCCGGCATTGACCCTGATGCAGTGGTAGGAAAGCTGATGCGCGTATGGGGCTGGTTCGACCAGCAGACCCAGAATGGTAACGCTCCGAGCGTTAGTAAAAAGTTACTCGACCGTTCCGTGGGTGTTCCGGGTTTCTGCGAACACATGAAATCCGTCGGCTGGATGGCTGAGGCGGACGGCTGCATCAGCTTGCCCCATTTCGAGCGGCATAACGGCAAGACCGCCAAAAATAGGCTTCTCACCGCGAAACGGGTCGCTTCTCACAAGGCAGGTAACGCAAGAGGTAACGCTCCCACCGTTACTTCTGCGTTACCTAAAGAAGAGAAGAGAAGAGAAGATCAAAACCCACTCTCTGCGCAGGAAACTGTCGACCCTCGCATGCCCAGCGAAATGACCCTCGACTGGGCGCCTGACCAAAAGCTGCTCAAGACCTACGCCGTGCACTCGGGTGTGGCCCTGAACCTGTTTACCGAAGAGGCGCGCCGCGCTTTCACTGCTCACTACGAGCCGCGCGGTCAGGTGAATACTCAAGCCGAATGGGTGCAGATGCTGGTCAAGTGGGTGCTGAACGACCGCAACCGTGCCGCAGCCTCGAACATCCGGCCATTCCCAGCGCGCCAGAGCACTGAACCCGACTTCGACGACACCTCCTGGGCTGATGGCCTTGTGGTGAAGACATGAAGTCCGTGAACCAGCTGATGGCAGCAGCAACCAATCTGCCGGCGGTCGAGCCCACTCAGGCTATGCCCGTCTCCCCGGAAACTACCGAGGTCGTCAACGCACTGTTCCGCAAGCTGCGCGGGATCTTCCCAGCCTGGCGCCAGGCATGGCCATCCACCGAAGCGCTGAATGCTGCCAAGGAGGAATGGATCAAGGGTTTCGCTGCCGAGGGCATCCGTTCGCTCGAGCAGATCGAGTTCGGCATCCAGAACTGCCGCAAGGCCAAGAAGCCATTCGCTCCGAGCGTTGGCGAGTTCATTGCCCTGTGCAAACCGAGCCCGGAAGACTTCGGCATGCCGCCAGTGGCTGACGCATGGATCGAAGCGCTGATGGGCACCTACAGCCATGAAGCCGTCCACTTGGCAGCCAAAGCCACCGGCCTGTTCGATCTGCGCGGCGCCAAGCAGGACGACAAGGGGCTGCGCCAGCGCTTCGATCGCAACTACGACGTGATCCTGCGCCGCGCACAGGAAGGCCAGCCACTCGACGGCAAGATCCTGACCGGCATCGGGCACGACAGCCAGAAGAGCGAGCTGGAGATGGCCAGCGAGCGAGCGGATCGGCAGGCGCGGGAGCGGATCATCCAGCAGGGCATACCAGCAGACGGCGCCTCGGCGCGCGCGTTGTTGATGGCGAAATTCGGCAAGCGGAGGGCTTCGTGATGGGCAACGACAAGATGCGTGAGGAGTTCGAGTCGTGGCACAAAACCGAAGTTGCCAATTTCGTTGCCGCCGGCCAGATGCAGGCTGCCCGTGTTCTTAGCGAATTCAAGCAGACGGCTCTGGCGATCTGGGAAGCATCACGCGCCGCGGTGGTGGTGGAGCTGCCCGCCGTACGGGAGATCCAATATGGTCGTTGTGGGAATGAATACGATAGCGGGGTTAATTTTGGGGTCGAGCTATGTCGAGAAGCCATTGAAGCCGCCGGCCTGCAGGTGAAGCCATGATTGATCCTCGCCGAGTCTTCGTTACCGAGGTCGCCTTGTCCATGCTTGAGCAGTGGTATACGACATGGGAGGGGTTCCGGTCGCACAAGGACTCCACCATCCGGCGCCTGGCGCTGCATGCAAAAACGCGTGGACTGGTTTGCCATGACCGGACACTGGCTAAATCGGAGGTCGTGATCAATGACTGACAAGATCAGCGTGAACAGCGCCTCCAAGCTCTCCGAGGCTATCACCAAGCTCTCCGCGATGTACCGCGACAAGAAGTTCGTCGTGGTGAGCCTTCGGCCTGGCAAGGACCGCACACTGGATCAGAACGCTCTGTGGTTCGCCTTTTACAAGCGTATCGCGGAGATGACTCAGATCGGCGACGCCGCCGAAGCGCGCCGGTACTGCAAATTGCACATCGGCGTGCAGATCCTGCTGAACGAGGATGCCGAGTTCCAACAGGCCTGGTACCGGGTTATGCGTCATCTGTCGTACGAGGAGAAGCTGGCGATGATGGGTGATTGCAAGCTCTTCGGCCCGGACGGTTTTCCGGTGACCAGCCTGTTCAATCGAGCCCAGGGCATCGCGTACACCGACCGCATCGTGGCTGAGTTTTCAGGCAAAGGCGTTTTCTTCGGCGATCTGCTCGGGGAGAAGGCCGCATGAGCCTGGCCATCAAGAACCCTCGACCGAAGAAGTGCAAGGTTGCCACCTGCAGGGCCTCATTCGTGCCTACCAAGAGCTTTCAGACCTGGTGCAGCCCTGACTGCGCCGTGGTGATCGTTCGTGCCAAGCAGGCATCCGAGCGGAAGTCGTTCGAGCAGCGCGAACGCCGCGAGATCAAGGTCCGCAAGGAGAAGCTGAAGAGCAGGGCGGATCACCTCAAGGAGACGCAAACCGTGTTCAACGAGTGGATCCGCCTGCGTGATTCAGGCCTGCCCTGTGTGAGCTGTGGCCGTCACCACGAAGGCCAATACCATGCCGGGCATTACCGCACGGTTGCTGCCAGCCCCGAGCTGCGCTTCGAGCCGCTGAACGTCCACAAACAATGCGCGCCCTGCAATAACCACAAGTCCGGAGACATCGTGAACTACCGGATCAACCTGGTGCATCGCATCGGGGCCGAGAAGGTGGATTGGATCGAAGGGCCTCATGAGCCCCAGCGCTACGCGATCGAGCAGTTGAAAGAGATCAAGGCGCACTACCGGGCGCTGATACGAGAATTGAAGGAGAGGGAGTCGGCATGAACATCAACTCAGCACGCCAGGCCTGGCATGACTGCACCTACAACCCTGCTCCCGGCCAGACCTCTGATGTCGTCCAGCTGGGCGTGGTAGTGCAGAAGACCGAACGCGGGCCAACAGCCAATCACGCGATGCACAGTGCGCTGGCAGGCCACATCCAATCCGCAATCGCCCGGCTTCACCCGCAGGTCCGATTATTCGGGGAGTTCATGTACGCCGCCAACCGGGATGACGATATCCGGGAGGCAGCAGAGGCGCTGGTGTTCGGTATGGTGGTTTCGAAGTCCAAGCGCATGACCGCGGCGAAGCGCGAAAAGCTCGAGTACGTGGTCAAGGGGGTGATGCGCCGGTACCGCTACATGCACCAGGGTGGGCAGTCGGCCAACGAAGATCCGCTGAGCAAGCCTGAGGGGTTTCGTTCGTGGCTGATGGCCGAGTACGGCGTCCGCCTCGAATCCTTCAACTGGGACCGGGATTGGGAGTCGGTTGTGAGGCTGACATTCGACTGCTGCGAAGACTTGGATCGGCTTGCACTGAGCCCGGTTGCCGCCGTGATTTACCAGATGAAAGAGGCCGCTTGACTTCCCGTGCGGCTCAGGGCAGAATTTCTCCATAGTTACAGTTTTGCCTTCGGCAAATTTGAAAGTCACACAAGAAAACCCGGCCAATGTGCCGGGTTTTTTTGTTTGTGTTATTTGATTCAGACCCTTGTTACCAATTCGCCCGTAGAAACGATCTCGAATTCGGTGTCGCTTTGGCGATTCGCATTACCTCCCCCCGCGACCTTGAATTGCTTGAGTCCATCGGCCCATTTGTTATCCGCAGGATTCAAAAACTCATGATAGGTCTGGTGTGTGATCTCAATCATATCGTAGACCTTGCCTGACTCAGACTTCACCTTGAACGCATCTGTCTGCTGCTGCCTGGATTTCATCTGATCTTCCTTGTGTGATGGTTGAAGGCTGAAGATAGCATGCCAAATGTGGGTGTGAATGGGCGCGATTGCGATGTACCTATTCAGGGCCTCGATCTATATCAAGGTCTTATTGTTTTCGATTCCGCCACGCCCATCGCTCCGAGCTGGGAGTGCAGTCGGGATCGGATCTATCAATCTCCCCTTGGGGAGTTACCCGGATGCCTAACATGCCTGACAAGCCAGACACATGGGCCAAGATCTGGCTGGCGTTGAGCAATCCGCTCTGGCAGGGCGTGATCATGTCCATCACCGTATCGCTACTTCGAGTCATGTACGACGCGAAGGAAACCAGCAAGCGCCGTATAGTTTTTGAGGCGCTTATCTGTGGGTCGCTGAGCCTGGTTGCGTCCAGCGTTATCGAGTGGATGGCGTGGCCTCCGAGCCTGTCTGTTGCTGCAGGAGGGACTATTGGATTCCTCGGCGTGACGGCCATTCGTGAATTGGTGACCCGCTTTCTGGGCCGCAAGGCGGATGCAGCATGAAAACTATCGCTGCAGGGATCATCATCGGTCTGGTTGCACTGCTGCTTGTAGGCATCCAGCAATACCGGGTCGTAGCACTGCAGGCCATGGTCAGCGTAGAGACCAAGGGCAAGAACGACGCCATAGCCGCAAACCTCGAAAGCCAGAAGACCATCACCACGCTCCAAGGTGAGGCCAAGCGCAACGCCGACTACCTGGCTGACTTGAACAAGCGACTGAAGGCCAGCGAGCAAAAAGCCCAGCAGGCGAGGAAAGACTTTGAACAACTCAAGCGCACCAGCAAGCCTGTTCGTGATTGGGCTGCTCAGCCTCTTCCTGACGGCCTGCGCGGGAAGCCCGCAACCGGTAGCGGTAAAGACAACCGCGGTAAGAATTGAGGCGCCCGAGATGGTGCCGTGTGAGCGGGTGAGCGCAACCGAAGACGACCTGGCGCTGAATGGCGACCTCTGGGCATTGAAGGATCGAGCCATCAACCTGCTCGACACCTGTGCTGACCAGGTAGACGCGCAGATCCTCCGCAGCCAGACCAAATAGCTCGCGCCACAAATTCACCACCGCCATTTCGTGGCGCGGGACAGATCATTTTATGACCACATCAAAACCGCGAATCCAGATTCAGGACGGTAAGGTCGTAACCACCGACAGCCTTTCGAACATGGTCGCCAACATCGGCACCAATCGCGACAAGCGCACGCACAGCCAATTCGGCTTCGAGTTCGTCAATCAGGTAGAGCTGGAAGCGGCGTATCAGTCCAACTGGCTGGCCCGGCGCATCGTCGACAAACCGAACGAGGATGCCCTGCGTGAGTGGCGCGCATTCAACGGCAAGCAGGCCAAGCAGATCGCTACCGAAGAGCGCCGCCTGGGTGTGCAGCAAGCCTACCTCGACACCTGCTGCTGGGCTGACCTGTACGGTGGCGCGGCGCTGCTGATGGTGACCGGTCAGGATCTGGGCAGACCGCTCGACCTGGACAAGATCAAGAAGGGCGGACTGAAGAACCTGGTGGTGTTCGACCGCTGGGATATCCAGCCGATGGACTTCAACTACTCCGACCCGCTCGCCAGCAACTGGATGCTCCCCGAGTTCTACATGATGGTGAACGGGACGCAGCCTATTCACCACAGCCACATCATCCGCCGCACTGGGGCACGCCTGCCGCGTCGTATGCGCATGTTTGAGCAAGGCTGGGGTGATAGCCGTCTGCGTCGTTGCATGGCCGATCTGCGTGATGTGGTGGCGACCAAGGGGGGCATCGCCTCTCTGGTGCTGGAGGCAAATGTTGATACAGTCAGCGTCAAGGGTCTAAAGGCTGCTCTCGCCAGCGCACAGTGTGACAATGTAACCGAGCGATATCGCATGTTCGGCATGCTCAAGTCCATCGTGAACCTTGGGCTCCTGGACGCCGAGAGCGAAACGTATGAGCGCAACAGCATCTCGTTCTCCGGCCTCAGTTCGATCATGGAGCAATTCATGGTGTGGACGGCCGGCGCGGCCGAGATGCCGGTAACTGAGTTATGGGGCCAATCGGCCTCAGGGCTTGGCGCTACGGGTGACGGTGACCTGAAGACCTACCACGGCACCATCAAGGGTAAGCAGGACGGCCAGATGCGTCTGGACCTCGAAGCCCTCGACCAGGTGCTGATCCGCTCGGCGCTGGGTGCCTACCCCGACGAAATCGAGTTCGAGTGGAATCCTCTGGCGCAGACGTCTGGTGTCGAGCAGGCACAGGAAGACCTTGCAGAGGCTCAGGCCGACTCGCTCTACCTGGAGAACGGTGTAATTCGTCCAAGCCACGCCATGCGCAAGGCTCAGGCGAAAGGCACCTACGCCATCACCGACGAACAGATCGCCGCGCAAGAGAAGCTGGAGAAGGATCAAGCCGATGGCAATTTCGACGACGGCGAAGGCCTCCCGGGTTTCTCCCTTGGCAAGTCTGATGGCGATGAACAAGGCGGCACGGGAAAAGCGGAAAAAGAAACCCCAAGCGCCTAAGGCCATCTACCCCAGCAAAGAGGCAGAGCAGTACTACCGCGGCCAACTGCGCGGACTGGTGCGGCTGATGGCCTCCGAGCTGGTTGCCGCGGTCGAGCCTGAGCTGAAGCGCTTGAGGCCCGACTACATCGCCGACAGCCGCATCACCCTGGACGGCAGCTGGACTGACGAGATCCTGAAGGCCATTCGCAGCGTGTCCCAGCGCTTCATCTCGCCCCTGTTCGAGGCACAGATACAGCGGGTGGCGGCCAGCACGATCAGCCGGGCCGAAGCCGATAACGCACAGGCGTTCCGCGACTCGGTGAATAAGGCCGTCGGCATCGACTTCCAGATGATTGCCAGACCCCAGGGGATGCAGAACTACCTTGAGGCCTCGACGGCTGAAAACGTCAACCTGATCAAGTCCATCCCGGCCGACTACTTCCGCAAGGTCGAGTCGCTGGTGCTTGGCGGGATGAAGGAAGGTCTGGCCCCCACGGTCATTGCCAAGCAGATCCAGCAGGAAACCGGTGTCACCGCCCGGCGAGCCAAGCTCATCGCACGTGACCAGATATCACAGCTCAATTCGGACCTGACCCGACAGCGCCAAGTGGCCGCCGGCATCACCTTCTACAAGTCGGTGGATGCTGATGACCAGCGGGTGTCGGGCAATCCGGCCGGCAAGTACCCGAACGCCAAGATCAGTTGCTATGGCATCGCCCGGCAGGACATCGGCCACGGCCCGGGTGTGTACCCCATCGCCGACGGCGCCTCATGGGGCGGCAAGACTGGCCTGCACCCAGGCAAGCACCACCCGCTATGCCGCTGCGTCGCCATCGCCATGATCCCCGGCGTGAACTACTTCCCCGACAAGAACGGGTAACACATGAAACGAATGACCATCGACGAGACGTTCGCGCCTACGTCTCGCTTCCTCACGCCGGAAGGTTTCCTCTGCGTGAAAGGGATTGCAGCGCGCACCGGGGTCTATCAGTACCTCTCAAGCGAGCTGGACCTGGACGGGCCTGAGCGCATCGTCAACGTCTACCGATCCCCCGAAGAGGTGTTCTCGCCTGAGTCCATGGCGACGTACCTGCACAAGGACGTAACCAACGACCATCCCGCCGACCTCGTCGACTCGAAAACCTTCAAGGATGTGTCGGTTGGCCACGTGCGCGGTGTTGAACGCGACGGCGACAACCTGATCGTCGACATGATCATCAAGGACCAATCGGCCATCGACGACATCCAGTCGGGCAAGGCCGAGCTGTCCCCTGGCTACCTGGCCGAGTACGTGGAAGCCCCCGGCATCGACCCGGTGTCCGGTATCGCCTACGAGTACGTGCAGCGGGACATACAGATCAACCACAACGCGGTTGTAGAAGCAGCGCGGGCCGGAAAGGTCGCCCGCATTTTTGACCACAAACCGAAAGGTATTCCCAATATGGCGACCCGGAAAGTCTTCCTAGACTCCAAGAAAAGCCGCTCCATCATTCTGGACGAAGAGGCCGCACAGGTAGTCGAAGACGCCGTGTCTGCCCTGCAACGCTTCGCTGACGAGCAATCTGAACGCGCCGACAAGGCCGAGGCCACCAAGGACTCCGCTGAGGAAGAGCTGGAGGAAGCCAAAAAGGCCACTTCTGATTCTGCTATCGGCCTGCGCGTCAAAGCCACCCTCGACACCATCGCCCTGGCCGGCAAGGTCGTGAAGTCATTCGACGCCAAAGGCCTGGTCTCTCCGCTCGAGATCAAGCGCGCCGCCATGGCGCAGCTCAAGCCGACCCGCGACTGGGCTACCAAGTCCGAGGCCTACGTGGTCGCCGCCTTCGATGCTGCTGCTGACGAAGCTGCCGAGAAGGATGACGACGAAGACGAAGACGGCACCAAAACCAACGACAGCCTGCGCCAGTTCGCCAAGGACGCCATCAACGCGCCGAAGCTGACCACCGACGGCTCCACTGCCTACGACAAGTTCCTGCGAGGTGAAAAGTAATGGCGACCGCATTCGATACGTTCGGCCAATACGCCGGCAAGGCCTTCGAGGGCCAAATCAATGACCTGGCAATGGCAGACGTCACCAGCGTCGTCGCTGAAGTGGCGATTCCCTTTGCTCGCGCGGTTGTTGTCGGCTCCGCTGCCAAGCGCGGCAAGCTGCCCGCTGCGGCTGCTGGGTTCTTCCTGGGCATCTCCGTCCGCAAACCGGTAGGCGTGAGCGGCACCTACATGACCGGCCAGGCTGTCGACAACGGCAATACCGTCGGCGCCTACCGCGTCAACGAGGAAGTCAGCCTGGTCAGCCACGGCCGTGTCTGGGTCAAGACCCTTGGCGGCGCGGTAGTCGGTGGCAAGGTCTACGCGCTGCCCACCACCGGTGAGCTGACCAACGCCGCGACCGCTGGCAACCATGAACTGGTGGGGTGCTCTTTCCTGACCGCTGCCGCCGCCGGCGAGCTGGCCCTGGTGCAAGTGAAAGCCATCGCCAACACCACTCTCGCCGCTTAAGGATCGAACGAATGAAGACTTTCGACGCTTCCCCCCAGGCGCAACTGGGCTTCCTGATTGGTCAGCTGACCTACGTTGAACAGGAAGTGCTGCGCCAGCCGTACGCCGATATCAAGTACCCCACGATCCTGACCGTGGACACCTCCGCCCCGGACTACGTCGAGTCCATCGCCTTCAAGGTGCTCGACTACAAGGGTGAGCCTGCACCGATCGGTGACGTCTCCCACGACTTCCCCCTGGCTGAAATCGCAGCCAAGGTCGGCGGTGTGGACGTTGTCCAGGCCGGCCTGGGCTACACCTACACCCAGATCGAAGTCGGTAAGGCCATGCAGATGGCCAGCGCCCAAGGCTTCGGTGGTGCGATCAACTACCTGGCCGAGAAGCCAATCGCTACTCGCACCCTGACCGAGCAGTGGCTGGACCGTGTTGCGTTCGTAGGCGATGCGCGCTGGCCTTCGCTGGCCACCGGCGGCCTGATCAAGTACCCCGGCGTGCCGATCTTGGCAACCGGCACGCTGCTGGGCGGTGCGAACAAGACCATTGCCCAGATCCTGGCCCAATCGCCTGATGCTGCCGCTCAAGAGCTGCTGACCCTGCTGAACAACCTGATCCTTCAGGTCTACCAGGTGCAGACCAACAGCATCTTCCGCCCGACGCATATCCTGCTGCCGCTCAAGCAATACGGCCAGCTGACCACCTTCCGAATCCCGAACACCTCGGAAACGCTGATCAGCTACCTGGAGCGCGTGCTCAAAGTCACGTTCGAGCCGATCCTGCAGTTGGCCGGCGCAGGTGTTGGCGGCACTGACCGGATGATGGCCTATACCAAGAATCCTCAGTTCGCCAAGTTCCACCTGCCCATGCCGTTCACTCTGAACGCGCCGATCCCGTCTCACGGCGGCCTGCGCTTCGAAGCGGCCGGTGTCGTACGCACCGCCGGTACCGAGCTGCGGGTTCCGCTGTCCCACGCCTACGTCGACGGCATCTAAGGGGGTCCCATGACTTCGAAGAAGGTTTACACCAACGTCACCGCCAGCCCCGTGGTGCTTTCCAATGGCACCACTGTTGGCGCCGGCGAGCAGACCACCGAAGAGCAGTACGAACTGGCCAAGGGTTCGTTCTGGGAGGAGCACGGCGTGCTCGTCTCGGGCGAACCGAAGCTCAGCGATGACGGCTCTCGCCAGATCGACGATCTGCGCGCAGAGAACGACAAGCTGCGTGAGGACCTGTTCAATGAGCAGGCCAAATCGCAGAAGCTGGAAGCGGACGCCAAGGACATGCCCGCCGAACTGGAGAAGGTTCGCAAGAGCCTGATCGACGAGCAAGCGCGGTCGCAGAAGCTGGAAGCGGATCTGAAGGCCGCCCTGGCCAAGAAGTAAGCGGCACCTGCGGAGAATCGTATGGCCTCCATCACCAACACCAGTTCGCACCGGATCGACATCGCTGATTTGTCCTTGGCGCCTGGCGAGGCCATCGAGCACTTCGATGATGCTGATGCGGAGCGGCTGAAAAGCTCCATGTTCTTCAAGGCAGGCTGGCTCAAGATCGAGCCGACGCCTGAACCCGTAGCACCCGAATAGCCCCGCCCAGTGCGGGGCTTTCACTTTCTGGAGTTTTCACATGGCCGAGCTGACCATCGAAGTAACGGCCGAGATCATTGCCGACTTCCGAGTGTTCTACCCTGAATTTTCTGAAAGCGCCGTTTGGTCTGATGCCCAGATCACCCGGGCGCTGTACATCTCGCGTGGCGAGTTCGGCGGCTGTGGCTGTGCCGGATGGGGCGACTACAAGCCCTATTCGTTCCTGCAGCGCGGCTGGTTCGCCCTCGCAGCGCATTACCTGACCTGGCTCAAGATGCAGACCGCTGCCACTTCGGCAGACGGTAGCGCGTCGACGCCATACGCCCAGGCCAGCAAGAGCGTGCGAGATGAATCCGTGTCCTACGTCATCCCGGCCGCAAACGCAGCGCTCACGATGTGGGAAGCGGCTCTGGCACTGACTCCGTACGGCGTCGAGTACCTGCACCTGCGCTCGCGGGCTGCCATGGGGGCGATCTGCGTATGATTCGGCTATTCACGAACCTCATCAACACGCAGAAGGTCAAGTTCGCCCTCAAGGGGCTTGAACAGCGTATGGCGCAGGACGCCCTAGTCTTGGTCGGCGTTCCCAAAGGCGCCGGCAGCTACGAGGACGGATTGACCATCGCCACTATCGCCGCGGTGAACAACTTCGGCTCTGCGGACGGAACCGTTCCCCCGCGACCTTTCCTCGTTCCGGCCATCGACAAAGGCTCGCCCCAGTACCGGCGCCTCGCCGAGATCATGCTTCCAAAGGTGATGGCAGGTGAGATGGACATGCGCGTACTACTTGAGCAGATGGGCAACCTGGCTGAAGGGCATGTGAAGCAGGAGATCACTGACCTGCGAATTCCGCCCAACGCTGCGTCCACTATCTCCAAGAAAGGCTCGGACAACCCGTTGATCGACACCGGTGCGCTGCGCCAGTCCATCCGCTATGTCGTCGACGACGGCAAAGAAGCTATCGAAGAGGGTCTGTGATGGGCCTGAACATGCGCGGCCACGTCAGCGGCCCATTCATCACCCATAGGGGCGTTCAGCTCAATCGCTACGACAGTCGCGTTGTGGACTTCGAGCAGAGGCTGACCCTGGTCTACTTCGACAGATTCGATGCCAACGTCCAGCCGGTGAGCGACAAGGAAATCGAGTTCTTCCAGATCGGCGCCGAGCGAATCAACGACGTGCGCGTCATCCACCGCAACGACGGCAAGGGCATCGAGGTATCCACCACCGGAAAGCTGGCCGACATCCTCGTCTTCGCGGAGACGCCGGACAAGCCGGCCACCTGGTGGAAGTCCATCGCCACCGATTACCGCCCTTGGCACAACTTCTGTCGCGCGGTAATCGCCAAGCTCGACCCGAGCGAGATCGCCAAGCTGCAGGGGCAGACCAATGCTTGATACCAAGGCGCTGTGCAAGACGGTCTGCCGCATCGTCGTCGCGGCCACCGGACTGCCAGCCGACCACGTCATCATCGGTGATCCAGGCGGCCCAGCGCCGGCTGGCTCCTACTGCGCCGTCCGCCTGCAGAACCCTGAGCAGTTCGGCCAGGCCCACGCCACACAGCGTGATGTGCCGGCCCTCGACGATCCCCAGTACGAGGACATCATCGTCAGGGTGGCGACCCAGTTCACCCTGGGCTTCAGCGTCAACTTTTACCGGGGCGGCGCCGTGGCGAACGCAGCGGCGCTATGCGAGGCCAACAAGCGAGAGCCGGTCAAGTCTCTGCTCCGCTCGGCAAAGCTCGGATGGTCCCGTGTCTCCGGCATCAACAATCTCACCGGCCTTTACCAGGGCGGCATGGAAGAACGAGCCCAGCTCACCCTCTACCTCTACGGCGAATCCATCGCAGAAGACCGCGTGCAGCGGATCTATCGCGTCGGCTTCGAAGTGCAAACCGAACAATCTGGCGCGATCGCGCAAGGGGAAGTAAATGGCTTATCCGGCTGAAAGCATCATCAACATCAACGCGCTGATCAGTTCGGCCGGACTCGGCACTGCCAACTTCGGCGCGGGCATGTTCTTCGCTGATTTCGACTCGTCCAGCGACGCCACCTTCACCGCTGGCACCTATCGCGACTACGGCTCGGCCTCGGCTGTTGCCGTGGACTTCGACATCGCATCTGATCCATACCGAGCCGCGTTGGCCTGGTTCTCGGCGCTACCTAAGCCCAAGACCCTGCGCGTCTATCTACGCATCGAGGAAGACACCCCTGTCGAGTCGCTGAATGACGCGATCAACAAGGGCATCTGGTTCTACTGGCACGAATTCGAAACCGCCATCCGCGCCAATATTGCGGACGTGCTCGCCCTGCAGGCCGCCTCCGATGCCGCTGGCAAATTCTGGCCGCTCACCACCAATGACGCCGCCGTGCGCGACCCATCCTTGACCACTGACGTCGTCAGCCAGGCCAGGGCCAAGGGCTCGCGCCGCATGTTCCTTCTGAGCCACGCCACCGCGCCTTACGCGGGCTTCGAACTGGCTGCAGTGTTCAGCCGCGTCAACTTCAATGCTGCGAATACCACCATCACCGGTGAGTTCAAGAAGCTGCCTGGCATAACCGCCGAGAACCTGACCCTGACCGCCTACAGCGCGATGAAGCAGAAAGGCGCCGTGTTCTACACCGTTGTCGAGACCGGCGGCGAGCAGGATAGCGGGCGCGTCATCAACTCGAAGACGACGTCCACTTACGGCGAGTTCATCGATGACGTGTTCAACCTGGATGCCTTCGTCAACTTCCTCACCGTTGGCCTGTACAACGCTCTGGCGAAGGTGCCGACCAAGATCAAGCAGACGCCCGAGGGCCAGCAGATCTTGATCGACGCGGCCGCACAAATCGGCGAGAAGTTCATCGACAACGGCTATTTGGGTGCTCGCAACTACACCAGCGAAACCACCGGCGAGGAAGTTCTTAGCCGTGGCTACGAAGTGCTCACCGTCGCCAACGACATCCTCGACATTTCCGACGCTGAGCGCTCTGCGCGCGGCGCGGCCCCCATCACCATGCGCATCTTTCGAGCTGGCGCTATTCATGCGGTCGACGTCACCGTCAACGTTGATTAAGGAGCGCTAGACCATGGCACTGAATGACCTGTCTGTAGAAAACACGATCGTCGTGATAACCGGTGTCGGTGTGATCGATGATTGGGGCCGAACTGACCCGCCTTTCATCGTTGAGCCGATCGACGATCAGGCGAACCTCAGTCGCGGTCTGGGCGGCAACGCGGTTCGCTTCCACCGCAAGAATCCCGGCCTGCGCCTGACTGTGAACCTGATGCCCGGCAGCCCGCAAGCTCTGGCGCTGCAGGCTCAGGTAACGGCCAAATCGGAGGTGTCGGGCTCGTATGCATCCATTGCAGGGCTTGAAGGTGCCGTCTTCTCCGAGGGCGTTGTGACCCGCGGCAAGTCGATGGCTCGCGGCGGCCCAGGCATGAACGACGCTACCTTCATCATGGAATTCAACAAGGGCGTGATCGTATGAACCAGGCCGAGTTGATGGTTCGCACTATCGAGTTCGAGGGTGTTACCTACCGCTTCGCCATGCCGAGCGCCGAGAAGCAGCGCGCGATTCTATTCCGGCTGGGCAAGTATGGCGTCGAGCCCATGATTCGCGGTCTAGCGCTGGCCGAGGTCGGCGCCAGTTCGTCGATCGCGGTCGCTGGCGGCATCGTCGGCACCATGCTGGCGCGGATTCCCGAAGACGACTTCAACTTCATTTGCGACTCGCTGCTGGGCAAGCTCTTCGTAGAAGGCAGCACCACGCCGGTGACGCTGAATGATTTCTCGGGTCGGCTGAAGACCTACTTCACCGTGGTAGTGCTCGCCTTGGGCACCACCTTCGAGGATTTTACCGGACTCCTGACCCTCTTCCAGAAATCTACCGATTCAGCCGAGGCGGTGGTTCCGGGCCAGGAGAGCGAATCAACCCCGCAGTCGACTGGGAGCTCTGGCGACCTTGCATAGGCATCCCCGGCCTGTGTCCACCGCTATGTCAGTACAAGGACCTGCAGGACGGCACCTACTCACTTGGGTGGGTGAAGCGCGCCAACTTGGCCATGGACGAAATGCTCTACGCACGACACCTGTCAGATCTCAGTCGAGACAGCTGAGCCAGCTGGCGCCGGGCATTTCCCCCATGACGATGCTCCGTCGCGAGGGTTGATCTTTTGTGGGCACCAGCCCGCCTGCTTCAGCTCGTCAATGACACTGTCGCGTTCGCTGCAGTACTCATGCGTCAACGCCTGATCCCCCGAGCCGCCTCTGCACTTTTCGTTCAGCTCCTCGGCAAGACCTATCAAGGGCTGCACTCGCTGCAGCTTGCTGTCGGCGTTGGCCATGGGCGCGAATAGAGCAATCGCGAATAGAGCTGATGCCGCTGGGTAGTTGGTTCTCATGGGGGCGCCCTGACATTTGCGGAAAACCACATTTTAGCCCAGGCACAGTCGCACTTGGGGCCTTCAATCATGACTACAAGGTGACTCTGTGAAGGTCCTGGAACAGTTCCTCATATCGCTCGGCATGAAAGTCGACGAGAAGTCCTTTCAGACCGCCGATAACGCATTCGGCGGCCTGACCCGTTCGGCGCTTCAACTCGGTGCTGTACTTGCAGGAAAGCTCGCCATCGATAAAGTGGTCGACGACTTCAAGCAGGCCGGTACCGAGCTGAACAACTTCAACAAGCTCACCGGTCTCGGCGCTCAGAACGTGCAGATGCTGGGCCAGGCCATTGCCGCCCAGGGCGGCAGCGCTGCCGACGCTTTTGCGGACATGAAGAAGATCCAGGACCTGATGGCATCGCCCATCACTGGTGACACCGGATGGTTCGGCGACGTTGCAAAGCTCGGCCTCAACCCAGATGCCATCATCGGCGCGCAGGATACTGCCGAGGCCTTGGCCAATATCGCGGGCGAGTTTGAGCACATGTCGGCGTTGAACCAGCGTCTCGCTGGCAATGCTCTTGGCTTGGATGATTCAACGGTCCGCCTGCTGATACGAGGTCGTGCCGAGGTCGAGAAGCAACTCGACGTACGCGGCAAGCTTGGGCTGATGACGGAACAACAGATCGAAGATTCCGCTCGACTCACGAAGGCTTCAAGCGAACTGGACATCGCGTTCACCGACATTGGTAACACCATCACCGGTGAGCTTGCCCCTGCCTTTGCAGAGATGGCTGAAGACTTTGTGTCGTTCTATCGCAACAACAAGGACCTCGTCGATTCAGGCCTCAAGGAGTTCTTCGGCGGCCTGGCCGACAACATTCAGCTGGTGGCGGTCGCCATGACGCTGATGGGTGGCTCTGCTGCCTTGAAGGGGCTCGCTACGTTGAGGAGCCTGGTCGGTCTGGGAGGAGCCGCCGCCGCAGCCCGTACTGCTGCCACCGCTGGTGCTGCCGGTGCCGGTAGCGCTGCTGCTGGTGCAACGGCTGGCGCCTCAATGCTGGCCGTCGGTGCCGGCGGTGTCGCCGCAACGCTGTACTCGAGCAAGCTCAACGAGAACGAGGACACTGAGCTACTGAACAACAAGCTGAAGAAAGGCGGCACGTTGGCTGCCGGGGCGACGATCGACTTCTTCAAGGCCAAGGGCTGGACCGAAGAGCAAGCGATGGGTATCACTGCCAATCTTCAGCGGGAGAGCGCTTTCAAAGCAGACGCCGTGGGCGACAACGGCGCCGCATACGGCCTTGCTCAGTGGCACAAGGATCGCCAGGACAGCTTCGCGAAATTCTCCGGCAAGGATATTCGTCAGTCGACCGGCGCCGAACAGCTCGATTTTGTAAACCACGAACTCACCAAGGGCAACGAGCGAACCGCCGGCAACAAGCTCCGCATGGCCGCAACGCCTTACGAGGCTGCAAGCGTTGTATCCACCCAGTACGAGCGGCCAAAGGATCGAGATGGTGAGGCTGCTCGGCGTGGCGAGATCGCCGAGACCTACTCGGGTTCGCGTGCAAGCGAAGCTGTATCAAGCGCCCCGGAACTCACCGCCGAGCAAGTTTCGCGACTCATTCGCGGCACCGACAAGCCAGAAAACTCAGAAAACTCAGAAAGGCCAGAGAGCCCAGAAAGACCAGAAGCTCCAGAAACTGGACTGCTTGAAGGTGTCGAGGCGTGGCTAGAGTCGCACCGCACAACGAATAGGGAGCGGCCAGCGCGGGACGAGCAGGCTCCTACTGCGACCCCGGCGCGCGAAACGCCGCAGGAGTACACGGTGAACGCTGTTGTCCAGGCTCCCGCTCAGCAGGTTGCCCCGCCGGCCGCGGTGCAACCATCTGCCGCCGCGTCGCCCTCGTACAGCGATCACCGGCAGTATCACATCCACGGCGCTGACACCGAGAAGGTTCGACAGCTACTGAACGAGCAGATGGGCCAACTGGCCGAGCAGACAGCGCAAGACTTCAGGAGTCCCGAGCAATGAGCTTGATGAGCATCTTCACCAAGACCCTGCCCAAGATCGGGCCTCTGGAGTTCGACGCAAAGCTCGAGGGCATAGCCAGCAAGGCCGTGGCGCTGACCCAGTACCCGGTCGAGTTCGGTGCAAATGCCAATGACCACGCCATCCTGTTGCCGAACCGGTACCTGCTGACAGGTGCTGTTTCCAACACACCGCTGGGGCTGGGTCTGAGCGATATCGGGATGATGGGCGCCGGCGCGGTTGCTACCGCCGTCGGCGGCGTGGCGGGTGCTGCTATCTCTGCGGTGTCCGCCTACCTTTTGTCCGGCTCCGAGGACACCAGGGCGGCCACTGCCTGGGCATCGCTTACAGCCATCCTGGAAGCTCGCGCCAAGTTCGATCTGGACACCGGCAAAGAGATCATGCGCGACATGATGCTCATTCGCTTGGATGAACGGACCCGGCCAGAGAACGAGGATGGGCTTGTCTTTGTTGCGGAGTTGCAGCAGCTGAGAACGCGTACCTCGAAGGTAGGGCGCGGGGTCACTTCCGCAGATCAACTATTGCAGAACGATACTGTGTCCAGTCAGGGCGCGCCCATGATTGATAACGGCGCTGCGTCCGTCGAGGTTATTCCATGAGCCGATTCAAGGTTGAGCTGCAGGCTCTGCCCGCTCAGAAATTTACGGCCCGGCTTGGCAGCTTCACGTTGACGATCGAGCTTCAGTGGATGGCGCGTGCCGAGGTCTTCCGTGTAAACATCTTCACCGCCCAAGGCGCGCCTCTTACAGCCGGCCGCTACCTACTGCCTGGGGCAGATCTGCTCGCCAGCCTGTATCCACCACCGGGCGCGAACTACGGGTCGCTGATGCTGGTAGGCGATATGGCCACACCGGCTAATTTGGGGATCAACAACATGCTGGTATGGGCCGATGAGTGACGAAATATTCCTACGCCGATATCGCCTGAAGGTAGGCCGGGATACCGGCACGCTGACCTACGAGATGAACCCCTTCGATACCACTGGGGGCGATCGAGACGGCCTACGCGTTACCTTCCAAGTCACGCACTTCGCCGGCGGCGCATTCAGCATCGCTGAGATCACGATCTACAACGTCAATCGCTACTCGGCCCGGCAAATGCTGGGTGATGGCGTTGCGAAGAAGTATGAGTTCATTTCCTTGGAGGCTGGCTACGAGAGTCAATTCGGCACCATATTCAGCGGCCAGATCACTAATGCCCAGCGCGTGCTGGAGGAAGGCGGCTCCACCCGGGGTGTCCGATTCTTCTGCAGGTCGACCGCTAAGGAGCGTGATCAAAACCTGATCAACGTCACCTTGGCCCCTGAAACCGATCCGGTCCAGATCATCGAAGAGTGCGCACGCCCGTTCGGCGCCGAGATCCAGTTCTACGGTGACTTCGCAAATCTGAAGAAGCGATCGCGCGGCACTGTACTGCAAGGCAGCCCGACGTCGTGCATGAACGAGCTGGCCGAAACATACGCCTTCGATTGGATGGTCGAAAATGGCGCGATGAAGATCATCAAGCGGGGCTTCGCCATGCGAGATCAGGTCTACGTGATCAGCTCCGACACCGGAATGATCGGCTCGCCCGTGGTGAGCGATACCGAGGTGGGCATCCGCTGCTCCCTCAACCCCAAGCTGCGGCTCGGTGACACCATCAAGCTTGAGTCGATGGCGCCAAGGTTCGAGTTCTCGGGCGCGTTCTACTACGACATCCCACGCACCATCGGCGAGGGGTACTACAAGATCAACTCCCTGGTGTTCGCTGGTGATTCGCATAGTGACCAATGGGAAAGCCAACTCAGCTGCCTGCGCCTGGGCGCTGCGGCGCAAGCCGGTATATCCGCAAGGGCTACTCGATGAGCGAACCAATGAATGACCCGCTCGCGTCTCGCTTGCAGTCCAGGTTCAGCCAGATGCTGCGCGACTCGTTCGGCGAATACCTGAAAGACAACATGAGGACCAGCGTTCCAGGGCACGTATTGAGCTTCAACCCTAAGACCCAGATGGCCGAAGTCCAAATCGGGCTGATGCTCGAAGACCGGCTGGGTAATCAGCACGCGCGCCGACCGATCATATGCGTACCGGTCCAGTTCTGGGGCGCCGCCGGCGGAACGCTGGAATGTCGAGTGGGCAACGGCACCGAAGGCGCTTTGTTCTTCTCGCAGGAGTGCATCGACTCATGGGTCGACCAGGGTGGCGTGGCGGTCAAGTCCGAGCCTCGCCGCTTCTCGATGAACGACGCCTACTTCATCCCAGGCATTCGATCGCTGCCGGGCGCCATCACCGACTTTGCAAACGACGGTATCCGTCTGCGCAGTAACGACGGCAGCGCGTACTTCTGGATTCATGACGACAAGACACTCGAAGTGGACGGGATTTCGCTCAACGTGAAGTGCACATCCAACTTCGAAAAGCCGGTCAACTTCGAGCAGGCCGTAACCACCGAAACCACTATCACGAACCACGGCATCAGCATCGGGTTCGAGCATGGCCACGTCGGTGTGCAGGCAGGCAATGGCGTAACAGGGGTGGTGAATCCATGACCGTTCGAAGGCTCGACGAAGACGGCGACCTGGCTATGGGTCAGGTCAAACTGCTGACCGGCTATGGCGCGGCTGAAGTCGCGCAGAACGTGGTCACTCGTCTCAAGTTCTTCTTGGCCGAGTGGTTCCTTGACACCTCGGACGGTACTGACTGGTTCGGCAGCGTATTGGGAAAAGGTTCGGCCATGGCTTCGCGCGAGTCCGTGATACGGCGCCGCATCCTTCTGACGCCCGGGTGCGCCGGCATGACCGCCTTCGCGGTCTCCACAGACATCGAGACGCGCGAGCTTACGGTAAGCGCCACGATCGTCAGTCAATCCGGCGAGAGCGCCGATATCAACTATGTACAGGCGATCGTCTAATGGCTCAAATCACCGACCAGGGTATCGCTGGGCAATCCCTCAACGACTATCTAGGCGACATCAAGGACGGCACACTTGCCATCGACCCGGACTGGAACATCGATCCTGACTCGCCAGACGGCCAGCGCATCGGTATCGAGGCCGAACTGCTGGCCAACCTCGACGAGAATGTCGTTGACGCATACCGAAGCAAGGACCCAGACAGCGCCCAGGGCGAGGCCCTCCGTAACATCGGCAAGATATCCGGTGTACTGATCCGAGCCGCCACGTTCTCCGTGGCAAGCATCTCTGTCACCGGACAGGCAGGGGCGGTCATCCAGGCCGGCTCACAGGTGCGCAGTCGCATCGACAACACGCAGTGGCTGACAACATCGGCGATCGTGATCGGCGTGGGCCAGACCGGCACCGGTTTCGTGACCTGTGCTGTAGCTGGCAGGGTGCTCGCTGCTACTGGCGACCTGACGATCATCGGCACGCCTCAGGCCGGCTGGTCGTCGGTCACGAATATGGAGGCCACGCCCGGCACCGCTGCCGAGTCCGATTCCGAATTTCGGATCAGGCGAAACCGGTCTGTATCTCTGGCCGGCAGCAACATGAAGGACAATATGCTGGCGAACATCGCCAACGTGCCCGGCGTCACCGACGTGAAGATCTTGGAGAACAACAGCGATTCACCCGCTGATCCGGACGGCATTCCATACACCGCTATTGCGGTCATCGTGAACGGCGGCACGGATGCTGACATTGGCCAGGCCATGTACGAGAAGTACAACCCCGGCACGCCCATGTATCCGCGCTATAGCACCAAGACTGATAGCTGGGTCGACGCTCCAGGCGCCACCGGCGTCAAGGTTGAGGTGACATCAGCTCGCACTGGAAACGTGGAGACGATGACCTTCCAGCGGGCCATTGGGCTTCCAGTGCACGTAGCACTGAACGTCAAAAAGGTCGGAAACCTGCCGAGCGATATCGAAGACAGACTGCGCAAGGCGATCATTGAAGACTCGACACGCACGCTGTTCTCGGGTGAGACGGTCACCGGATTCAATCAGGGCGGTTATGACATCGGCGAACTGGTTCCAGTGGGCCGCTTGTACACCCCCGTGAACAAAATTCTCGGCCAGTACGGTGACAGCTATATCCAGACCCTCACCATCGGTCTCTCGGCTGGAAGCCAGGGCCTTACCCCGATTCAGCCTGGAATCGCCCAGATGGCGACCTTCGACGCCGAAAACATTCTGGTAACGGTGACCTCATGAAAATGGATCACGTGGCGCGCGCCAAGCTACGCATCATCAATCAGTACCGCGGCAAGCCGCGCATGACCAAGTGGCTGACGCTGCTACCTGACATCGCCAACCGTAGGCTTGAGGCGCCGCTCGACCAGATCACCAGAAGCTACGACGTTGATACCGTCACCGGCGAGATGCTGGACGTGATCGGGCGGATCGTCGGTATCCCTCGACCCATCCTCAGGGGGGCCGCCTACGATGTCTTCGGATACGCAGGCAACGACAACTACACCAACTACAACGTCGCGCCGTACATCGGCACCGGTGCAGACGTAGACGCACCGCTCAACAACGACCTCTACCGCAAGCTGATCAAGGCCAAGATTGCCCGCAACGTCAGCGACGGTACGAGCGACAGCATCATCGAGCTGCTGGAGATCGTGATCGGCGTTAAGGTCACCGCGCTATCCAGCAACGGCGACAAGTCCTTCGACATCGGGATCGCGTCCGAACTCGACAACACTACTCAGTACCTGCTGGACAATTTCGACCTGATCCCGCGGCCGCAGGGCACTCGGATCAGACAGATATTCATCCTCCCCACGAACATTGCTGCCATCGAGCAAGCCTCGGATCGCATTTATTCGTTTGCCAACTTCACGCTTCCAGGAGATGTAGCCTAATGGCCAGACAGCCTTTCAACGTGCGCTGGGCCCAGGGTGTGGAAGCGCAAGACAACGAGAACGTCTACCAAACCCCTGGCGATGTTCGTCTGGGTATCGGCTGGGAGGGCGGGCAGGACAAGGACGCGCCACGAGCTGGGCAAGAGAATTGGTGGCATAACCGGGTCGATACGGCGCTGCAGGACCTAGAGCGCCGCGGGGCGATGGCTTGGCATGCACAGGCCGTCTACTCGATTGGTGCGCCGTGCTTCGCGAGCGACGGCAATTACTACGAGTCGCTTGCCGACAACAACGTGGGGAACATCCCGCAGAGCAGCACATCCTACTGGCGCCTGATCGGCCTGAGCCTTTACTCGAGCTTCAGCGTTGGTGAGTACAAGGACGTGTCGCACAACGGCTCGCCGGACTCAGGCTGGTTGAAATGCACCGGCGCTGTTCTTCTGCGTAACGCATACCCCAAGCTTTTTGCCGTCATCAGTACCACCTACAACACCGGCCAGGAGCTGAGCACCCAGTTCAGGCTGCCGGATTGGCGCGGGATGTTTCCGCGATTTCTTGATGATGGCCGAGGTATCGATGCCGGCCGGGCTCTGGGCAATGTGCCGCAGGCAAGTCAGAACCTCAGTCATGCCCACAGCGCTTCTACCGCCACATCTGGTGAGCACAGTCACACAACAACCTTCACTCGAGAGAAGGTTCCGAACGGCAGCAAAGACAACGCAGTGCTAGGTGACGCGCTCGATGATGGGTACCAGGTGATGGAAACCAGCCGCGCCGGTTCACACGCGCACACCGTGAGTATTGCCTCAAACGGTGGGACTGAAGCTCGCTCAGTCAACCTCGCCCAAGTGCGATGGATTCGATATTTATGACTCAGAAGACCGTATACCAGTACGACGCTGAGGGTTGGTACCAGGGCGAGGCCGTGGCCGATGCTGATCCTCAAGTCCCCGGCAACTGGCTGCTACCGGCTGGCACCACCGAAACCAAACCCCCAACATTCACGGCCGGCAAGATACCCAAGTGGGTCGGCTACAAGTGGAAACTGATCAACCCTTAGGTGGCATATGGAACGCAAGGTTAAGAGACGCTTCACCGACAAGATGGAGCTCTTCTGCCTCGCCTATGTCGAGACCGGCAACGCCTCCGAGGCGTACCGCCGGGCCTACAACACCGCAAACATGGCCGAGAAGACTGCCCAGCGCGAAGGCTACAACACCCTCCAGAAGCCGCAGGTGCAGGCCAGGATTGAAGAGCTAAGGAACCAGGTCATGGATCGCCATGAAATCACCGTCGACACGCTTTTGCTCGAGCTTGAGCAGGCGCGAAGGCTCGCTCTGGAGACTAAGAAGGCCGCGGCTGCCGTGACGGCTACCATGGGCAAAGCCAAGCTCCTTGGCCTCGACAAACAGATCGTCGAGCTGACCGGCAAGAACGGCGCGCCAATCGAGACCCAGTCCACGATCAAAGTGGATCAGGAGGCTCTAGACGCGGTCCTGGGCTGCTTATGAATGAGCTGCTCGACTGGGAGGCAATGAGCGGCGCAGAACGGCAGGCAGCAAGACTTATCAGCGAGCACTCACCTCTGTCGTTCATGCGCGTTTGGTTTCAACTCAACCAAGGCATGAAGTTTCTCTGCAACTGGCACCACCGCTACATGGATCACACCGCCCTACAGGTGCTGCAGGGCAAGCTCAAAAACGTAGTCTTCAACATGCCTCCAGGCGGGACCAAGACCGAGTACTGGTCGATCCACCTCCCGGCCTACGTCATGACGAAGTACGATCGGACGCGGAACTTGAGCGTCTCGTACTCGAAGGCTTTGGTGGAGGAGAACTCCAACCGCATCAAGTCGATCGTCGAGAGCAGCGAATATCAGGACCTCTGGCCCTGCTTGCTGGGCAAGTCCGACGTAGCCAACTGGATCATCTGCGACGAGGACGGCCGCAACAAGCATCAGATGTTCAGCCGCTCAACTGGCGGGCAGATCACTGGCGTTCGTGGCGGCTATATCTCCGGAGGGTTCACCGGCTTCATCAACCTGGACGACCCGGAGAAGGCCGACAGCGCGTTCTCTGCCACCATGCGGGCCAAGGCTCAGCGTATCGTCACAAACACCCTGCGTAGCCGCCGTGCATCGCCTGACACCCCCGTGATCTGCACACAGCAGCGACTTCACACCGACGACGTGTCTGGCTTCCTACTCAAAGGCGGCATGGGCCTGGACTTCACGCACATCAAGGTCCCGGCCTTGGTGACGCGCGACTACATCGAAAGCCTGCCTCCAGAGATCCGGGAGCACGCCGAGCGCGACGTGTTCAACGGCCCTTCGGTGGTGCGCGGCGGCATCGAATACTGGTCCTACTGGCCGGCCAAGGAATCAGTCACCGATCTGATGGCTTTGTGGGACCGCGACTCCTACACCATGGTGAGCCAGTACCAGCAGGAGCCGGTGGCGCTCACTGGGGGCATGATCGACGCAGACTGGTTCAAGACCTACGACCAGCTTCCTTTTCTGGTCTGGCGCGGTGTGTATGCCGACACCGCCCAGAAAACCGGGGAGCAGCATGATTACTCGGTTTTCAGCCATTGCGGCCTGGGCATCGACGGCAACCTGTACATCATCGAAATCGTACGTGGGAAGTGGGATGCAGGCGACCTCGAGGCTGAAGCGTTACGCGTTTGGCAGCGCTGGCAGCCTTGGGACCAGTTTCGTCCCGCAGCACTGCGATACATGCGCGTCGAGGATAAGTCGTCCGGTACCGGCCTGATCCAAACCATCAGCAAGAAAGGTGCTATCCCGATCGAACCCCAGCCACGCGGGCCGGCGGCCAACAAGGTCACCCGGTGCATGGATGCGGTGCCGTGGTTCAAGTCTGGCCGGGTCTTCGTGCCCGCGCTGTATGACGAGCAGGGCAGGAAGATCGAGCACGTCCGTGACCATCGCGGCCAGTCCGTTGCGGCCACAGATTGGGTTGTGCCTTTCCTGACAGAGGCAGCGGCCTTCACTGCGGACGATAGCCATGCGTTTGACGACCAAGTCGACACTATTTTCGACGCCGTGGCCGACATGCTGATCAGCAACAGCGGCGACTTCTTCTCCAGTGGCTGGCTTTGACCAAATCTGAAATCCCACGCTGACCACTCCGGTCGCGCTCATTTAATTCGCCCTAAGGAAATGACATGGCTGACCAGACTCAGCGGCTCGAAATCGCCACCGTAAGAGCGGAAGTCGGTAGCAACATCCTGTATCTGTTTTCGAATGCTGCCGAAGGTGCGCAGCCCATCGCGACCGAGTCCGGAGAGATCAAGAATCTCAAGCAGGTCATAGCTGCAATCCAGGACGAAGCGGCTGAGAAGATCAGCGTTGCCACGACTATTTTTCAGACTGCTGCAGCTGGCCTGGCCGCTACTGCTGATGGTGGGGTCTATCTGGTGCAGTCCCCGGCTGCCGACATGATCTATACCGTCTGGAAGAACCAGGCCGGCTCTGCGGTAAATACCGGCAAGACTGCTATGTCTTCGCAGGCCATCCAGGACGCTCTGACAGCCTCGAACGAGGCAGCCCAGGCAGCTGAAGAGGCAGCAGATATCGCCACCAGCCGCACGGCCGGTTTTCTTCAGCCCGCAGCAGAACCCCCGACCAGTCGAGACGATGGCCTTCCCTTGCAGGTAGGCGATCGGTATTTCAACACGGTCGATCAGGCGGAATATCTGTTTCAGATAAACGGGTGGGCAAGCAACGACAGCCTCGAAGCGATATCGAACCTGGAGGCGCTGATCACAGCTACGCCCGCTCCTGGGAAAATTCCGCAAGCCGATGAGGGGGGGCGCCTCAATCTGGGCTGGTTACCAGATAGCCTTCGCAAGGCAGCAATATTGGGTGAGGTAGTTTTTACCCCAGCAATGTTCGGCGTGACTGGAGACAGCACTACTGATTACACTGAGAATATCCGCCGGATGCACGCCGCCGCGAACGCAATACCTGGATCTAAGGTTGTATATGCAGGCGTGGGAACTATAAATATCCAAGCTAATGCTTCAATCCTCATAAATTCTGATACGGATTTCTCAGGCTCATTCATTAAGTTAATAGGAGGTATGGTATCTCCTTTGCCAGATGATCGGTTAAACCGGCTTTTTTATGTGAATGATCCGAGTTTGGCGTCGTTCACTGTGCCTCTGATACAGAGTGAGCTGACTGAGGGGGCAAGTCAGTTTACCGTTCCGGATACGGTTGGGTGCGGACTATTGAAAGTGGACTCCAACAAAAGGGTTGGAAGCCGAACTACAGCTCCGACTAAGTTTAGGTATTACACACAGGTTTTTGCACTGGAGCGTGGTGGAGTTTTGGTTCCTGGAGGCCTAGATACTGATCTTGTGTCAAATAGCGTTACCGCAACCTTTTATCCAGCACCTAAAAACTGGATAAAAATTAGGGGGCTGAGCGCAGATGAGCAAACCTTCAACAACCAAGAGCTTTTAGTGATAAATAGGTCAATGGTGGTTGTGGAATGCCCAGTCTGTGAGCCCACTGGAAAGAATGCGACACCTGAAAGTGTAAACTATTTGCTTCGTATCCTTACCAGTATGAATGTAGTGGTGACAAATAGCTGTATTTCCGCTCAGTCTGCAATCGGCGTTTCTACTTACGGTATAAATGTTAACGCCTGCGCCAACGTTTGGTTTGAAAAAGCTTTTGGTGGTGGGCGAAATACATGGGGGATAATGATAACCAACTATGTTAACGGGCTTTATATCAATGACTGCCATCTAAACAGATTTGATACTCATGAAGGTGCGCATAACGTATTTATCAAGGGGGGTAGTTTGAATGGCTATCCATATCAATATGGTTGGGGTGGCGGTCAGATATTAATGGATGGTGTTACAATAAACTCAAACTCGCCTACCCTAAGGGCGCGTACTGACTACGATAACAATTTCAATGGAAGTATTCGGCTTAAGAATATCCACTATAACCTAGGAAGGATTTCTGCAAATCCCAATACTGGTATTTTTGAAATGGCCCCTATCTTTGACGCAGAGAAGCTTGGTGGTGATGCTGGATCTGTCCGGTGGGCCAACGATATTGAGATATCTGATATCACAGTTAATTTCGTTGGTGATGGAGATATATTGCTTTGTCGTCCATTTAATGCCGCGTTGATAAATTCTAGCGTTGCAGTTCAGGCGCCAAATCGCATATCCATACGCCGTATAAAATCATCAAGAAAGCGCATGATCATCTCAATCGATCCTGCGTTTCAATCTTTTAATGCTCCAGAGTCTGGTCGTTGCAAAATTTCTCTTGAGGAGTTCGAAACGACGCCTAGCCCTACTTACCCAACCCTTAATAGGGCTAATCCTGTTTCTGGTTATGCTGCAGCAGGTGGAGGGTATGACGTCATCATAAATCGTGTCAAAAACTACAGCCAGTACTTCGCGGCACCTAAAAACTCGGCTGTCGATATATATAACTCAACGATCACCGCGATAAGATCATTTTCCGGCACCTCATCGGGACAAAAGATAAATATCTACAGCTCTGAGATAGCAAATACCATCTCGCTTGCCGCTGGCGGCCAGGGCGAGCTGGGTGCGGGCACAGCAGAGCTGAGCCTGCGCGACTGTATCATCAGGTCGAACGCAAACATAGCTGCTGCCACCGCGCTAAATGGGTTGCTTATTGCCACAGGAGTAACGTGCGCCCTTCCTTCGGGCGTAACTGTTTCTACTGCATTTACTGGCTATAAGAGCTCTAGTCTTTACCAGGCCTAGGCATTTCCAGATCTGGAAATAGCACCCTGAATTAGCCATAGGTCGAGCATAGCCTCTCCACTGAAAAACCTGTTATTCTCTGCCGTGTTTGATGAAGCAGGATCTTGGCTTTCTTGAACCGGAAGGCTTGTTTTACAGGTTTTGTATGGTCATTTCCTTCCGATTCAAACTTGTCATTTTACTGATTGTCACGAAGGAAAAACTTGCGGTTAGGGAGGCTGTTGTGACTGAAGAGCGAATAGTTTACGAGGATGATCATTTGATAGTGCTCCATCGCCATCTGGGCAGCACTTTGATTATCTCTTTTAACGAGCGAGGCTATAGAAGCATCAAGGAATGTTGGGGTAGTAAGGTATTTCTTTCTCTAGGGCTTTCGTCTCTCGGTTACGTATCAAAAAAACCTAACTGGTTTCCATTGGATAGCGTCAAAAGATCGTTGGCGGCTGTTGGTGGAATTATAGATTCCTATTCCTGCAGAGTGACCTATGGTCACTCCCAAGGTGGATACGCATCACTGAAGTATTCGGCTTGCCTCAAAGCTGACGCTGTCCTCAGTTTTTGCCCCCAATTCTCAATAGATCCTGACGATCTTGATAATATAGATAATAGATTCAAAAGGTACTTTACCGACAAGAGGCAGCACGCGAAGATATCATTCGAAGATGTTTCCACTAAGGCAAATGTTTACATTTTCTATGATCCCAGCTCCAAGCTTGATAGGTTTAACCTAAATAAAATTACTGATGCAGTAAGTTTTTTGATTCCGGTGAAGGTGTTTGGCACGGATCATTCTTCTATCAGACCATTTGCTAATAGAGAGGCTTTTTCAGAACTCGTGCGCATGTCCGCAATAGGGGATACAGTTGGCATAAAGGAACTGAGTAGAGCACGTAAAAAACTATGGAGGGAAAGGCCTGCGTTCCTAGCAAGAAGCTTGGCCGAGAGCAAGCTGGATACTGCTATAAAGGTTTTGAGTGGAAAGCATAATTTACTAAGCGAGGAGACCTCACCTCTTATCGTTCACTTTCTGGCCGAAAAAGGTCGATATGAGTATCTGTCGAGGCACGCATTTGACTTCATGCCCTTTGTTCAAGAAAAAGAAGCTCGGCACTTATACAGGGCTCTTCTTGCTACAGACGACATTAAGGGCGCCATTCGATTTAGCTCTGATTACTTCGTTAGGCGCGGAATTCGACTTATGTCGGATGACCTGGTGCCTAAACAGCTTTACGCCGAATGCAGCTGGGTTTTCTTTTGTGAGGGTTGGTCTGGCTACGAGAGATATGGTATTTGGGCTGTCTCCAAAAGATCCAGACTGATTATCGATTGGGCGAAGGTTCCAGACTCATGTAAACTATTAAGGATCAAATTCTCTCAGGTCTTAGAGGGAAGGATTCACATATCTGCTAAAGCCTTTTCTGGCTCTAAAGATATGAATTTGTCTTTTGATTCGGCCGGACAGGTTGTGATTACTCGTGAGGGGAGGATTATAGAGGTTGAATTCTATTCGGACTATTTGATTTGCCCTTACGCTGAGGGGGTCGGTAAAGACTACAGGTACCTAGGCGTAACTCTAACTAGCCCAAAATCCTGGCTGTCATGAAAGTCCATATTAAATATTGACTCCTAAAAACCTCTCAGCCCGCCCAGTGCGGGTTTTTTTTCGCCTGGAGAAAAGCATGACCAGTGGAAACCGCGGCATCCGCAACAACAACCCCGGCAACATCGATTTCAACCCGCGCAACGACTGGCAGGGCCAGCTGGGCTATGAGCAGGGCGTGGCCAAGCCTAGGTTCGCCCGTTTCGACTCTCCCGAGAACGGCATCCGCGCGCTGGCGAAGCTACTCATCAACTACCGAGGCAAGGACGGCATGCCTGGCGTGGGCGGCAAGGGAATCGACACCGTGCGCGAAACCGTGAGCCGCTGGGCCCCCGGCGTCGAGAACGACACGGAGTCCTATATCAAATCCGTGGCCCGCGCCCTCGGCGTTCAGGCCAACCAGCCCATCGACATCCGCTCTCGCGATGTGCTGCTGGTGATCACGAACGCGATCATCAAGCACGAAAACGGCGGCAACCCGTACGCGCCATCGGTGGTTGCCGAAGGCGTGCGGCGCGCCCTGGCCTAACTCCCTGCCGTCCAACTGCAATCGGGCAACAACCACGCGCTCCGCTGCGCTGCTTTCCAAAGGTAACCCCCATGGCTGCATACACTGCTCAAAACACGTTCGCTTGGCGACTTTCCAACTCGCCGGTTGTGATAACTGCTGCAATCACCTCGGGCACAGTCGTGGTCGAGAAATCCGCCGGGGATACTTGGGTCCCTGCCTACACATTTGCAGAGACTGGCTGCCAGGCGTTATGGCTGGGGCGCGGTAAGTACCGTGTCACTCCGACCGGCAATTCTGTCTACGAGGTTGATGAGCTATGACAGTCACGGCGGGCAATGGGGTCGCCGCTGCGCCAGGCATCAAAGCGTCCATTCAAGGTGTCATGGCCGGCGGTGGAGACAGCCGAGGGCTGCAGTTGATCCCGAACTACAAGTTCGCAACCGACCTTGCGGGATGGTCGGCTGACGGCGGCTACGCGCGAAAGACCGAGGCAGGGTTCAATGGTGGCGATCCGTTTGTCGAGTACAACGGCGTATCAGGCAACTTCGACAACTTCACCACCTCGAACGATGCTGCGTCGGGCCTCCCGGTGCAGCCGTCAACCACGTACGTCATCAGCGGAACCAGAACCGCGAGCTTCACCGGGAACTACCCTCAAGTGCAGATCAATACCGGCGAGGATGACGGCGCCGGCCATGCTTTCCCAGGCACCACCCTGAGCTCCATGCGATTCACGGCGGCTGCGGCCGAAACTCGTTGGTCACTGCAGTTCACCACTGGTGCTGATACGAAGAGGGTCTGGATCCGATTCCAGGGCCTGGGTGGTGTCGGCAGGTTGAGACTGATGAAGCTCAACCTAACGAAGGATGCCACCGTCCAGCCATACCGAGATTATTTCCAAAATGGGAAGTGATGAAATCACCATGCTCAGAGGTGTCGCATGCCGCTTGCGCAAAGACTAATGGGGTACGGAGTTATCGCGCTGTTGCTGGTAGGCCTTTGCGGCGCTGCGCTTTACGCCGCCTACAGCCACGGCGTGACGGTGACCAATGCAGCGCGGGACGCCGAGTGGTCGCAGGCCGTGGCCACCCAGCAGGCTGAACTTGCGCGGGCGGTGCAGGCTGTGCGCGAAGAAGAACAACGCCTCCAACGCGAGGCTAATCAGGTAGGAACCGATGCGAGAGAAAAGAACGCTGCTGCCGATGATGATGGCCGCGGCCTTGACGCTGCTGGCGACCGGCTGCACGTCCAGGCCGGAAAGCTTGCCGCCAGCGCTGGCGCCTGCTCCCGTGATACCGGATCTGCCGATCGAGGCGCGTCAGCCACCCGCGCCGCCCTGGTGCTCTCCCAACTGCTCGAGCGGGCTGATGCGAGAGCGGGAGAACTGGCAAAGGCTTATGACCGAGCCCGAATAGCGGGGCAGGCCTGCGAGCGGGCCTACGACCTGATCAGCGGCGCCCAGTCTGCCCGGTAGCTGGATCACTGAGCATCCTTTGCGTTGCCGACGATCCACAGCAGGTCCCGCCAAGGGAACACGCTCTGAACCCTGATCAGCTTGCAGGTCGGGCCGTGTACGAATGGCTTTGCCGAATCCTGTAGCGATTGCCACCCATCACAGCTTCTGCAGCGGATGTGTGGAAAGGGATCATCGTGCACAGACCAGAACTTGGTCCAGGTGTCTACGTCACTGAGCTTGGGTGTCAGATTCAGCCATTCCAGCGTGTCCATATGCGCCTCCGTTGTCCTGGTCCAAGCATAGTGAGCGCTGGTGCTCTGCGCTAGTGGGCTCGGCAAGTGCTGAATCTGGCGCTGCAGACGTTTCGGGGAAGGGATAGGGAATCTCAGCTGCTTGCCGGGCGGCCATCTGCATACCGCGCATCTTGTTGCCGATCGCTGACAGCTCGACGTGAGCAGTGGAAAGGTCGCGCTTGTAGGAAGCCAGCAGGTGCAGCGCTTGATCGCGCTCGCGCGCGGTGATGGCGTGAATGTCCACCAGCTTCAGGATGTTCGCGCGTGCCTGGCGCAGGTCAGCGGCCACCTGCTCATACTCTGCTTGGACCAGGGCAGCCTGCTGCTTCCATATCTGGGCTTCGGTGGGTATGCCAAGGCATCCGAACTCTTCGTCTTCGATTTCCATATTGCTGCTCGCAAGTACTGTATGTGCGCACAGTATTCGAGGTCGGGCGGATTGCTCAAGGGTGGGTCGATGGGTGGTGCAGGGGTGAGGGGTATTCGGTCGGCAGAACGCCGGGGGAGGGTTCGATCTGTCCAGTCCTGACTGGAAGACCACAGTGCTTGAAATTGCTCAAATCAGCTTCATTCTTGCCTCATTGCTGAGATTTTGCTAAAGCAACGTTTCGGTTATCTCTAAGCGACTGAAATTATTAAACAAATTATTTTAGTCGATTCGATCCATCATGGGGGCAACACTGAAGCGGCGAGACGGCTCCAGGCTAGGTGTGGCGGGCGTTTCAGCTACATTCTGTACCATTTTACTCTGCGCGTTTTGTACCGGTTTTCGGGTGTTTTCGGACGTTTTCTTGGGGTGGGTGGTAAGTTTTGCCACCCTGACGATGACCTTTATCCCTTTTGCCGTGGCCATTGTTTGCTTGGAAAAACGGGCGGACGAGGGGGGGGCTAAACAGGTCGGATCTGTACGAAACGTTATGGGAAGCAAGTCTACCAAGACGCTCGGTCGTTCGTGCGAAAACAGGTTGGGAGGGCTTTTATTTTGATGAAGCAGAAGAGGGTAATGACGTAGTCGTTTTTGAAAATGATCGCTGAAGGTAGTGCCGTCGTTTTGACCAGGCATTTCGTAAAGCCAGTCAATAGCGCTGGTATTGTTCAGGCCGTCCTCAATCCTTCAGTCTAGGGCCTGGCGGTTAGCGCGCTCCGCCTGATAGGGTAAGGCCAAAACCTCCAACGGATTGGTTGCCATGTCAGAAGCCATTCAATCACGACGCCTTTGTTTACGTCCTCCGGTACCAGCAGTCTTTGATGCTGCACGATATCTGGATGCCGCTTGCTCAGCACACATATCTGGGAATCGAGCCCTTGCCGAAGAGCTGATCAAAGCGGCTGACATGCCTGAAGTCCGCGAATGGACAGAGTCGTTGTGGGGCAAGGCGAGCCCCTATGTTCGCAAGCAAGATGTGCCAGGCGCGCCACCCGTGCAGGCCAAAGAACATCGAATCCCGGTGAGGATGCCCACAGCCGCTGAAAAAAGGATTCTGCATCAGCGAGACGGCTTCCATTGTCGGTTTTGCCAAGCGCCGGTCATTCGTCCCGAGGTGCGGACTCTACTCAGACGACACTATCCCTCATCGCTCTCTTGGGGAAATGCAAACCGAGATCAGCACGCTGCATTCCAAGCACTGTGGGCTCAGTACGACCATGTGCATGCTCATGCTCGCGGAGGTGACAATAGTCTTGGCAACACTGTAGTCACCTGCGCCCCCTGCAACTTCGGGAAGATGAACTATACGCTTGAGGAACTTGGCCTCGCAGATCCACGAGACAGAGCGCCAGTGCCCAGCAGGTGGGATGGACTTGAGCGATTGCTGACTCATACGTAAACGCGTCGGCATGACACTTTGTCAACGTTTTCGCTGTATTCGCCGTAACCTTGCAATCAGAGTGCGAGCCGCATTTTGATGGGGGTTTCGACCCTGCCGCATGGAAGTGTGCAAGGCGGAAGCTCTTCGATCCAGATGAAACCAAGCTTTCTGTAAAGTGATCGAGCTGCCGTGTTTGACGTGAAAACGCTGAGGTCGACAGAGTTGAAACCAGCTTCTCGACAGTGCCTTATCACTACTGAAAGAAGAGCGAATCCGTAACCATTCCGGCGGTACTCTCGCTTGACCTGCATTCCCAGAATTCCAACGAACTCGCTGCCGCCTGTCCGGCAAAAGCTATCTGGATAGGCTTCAGCTGAGCCGATTATTTGACCTTCGCGCTCGATCACATAAACCGGCCAACGATTTTCCACCACCTGTGTCAACGCATGCTCGACTGCTTGAATAGGAGGCGGGCTTGAACGTGCCGAGTAAAGGCCCTCAGCGCTTACCTCACAAAATAGGGCGTAAAACGCGTTTAGATCGTTGAGTGTGATAGGCCGTACTTCCATGTTTACCTCACCGTTTTGATGCTGCGTCAGATTTGCAAAGGATGGACCGCGTTACCTGAAACCCTTCATGTGTAGCGGTCTCCGGTAGCATCTCGCTACGCCGGGTCAGGGGGAGATCGGAACCCAGCCGCCAACGCCCCTCCAGTATTTGAGCACAAATGTACTTTCACCGTAGCGAGGTGCGCTGACGGCCATTGGCGTCGAAGTTATCATCGGCCAGCCAGCGCTCGAAAAGGAGCTTGTTAGCTGGCCAGTCTTCAGCAAACTGTGCATACCAGGCTGTATCGCGCCATCTGCCTTTGATGATTTGAGCTTGACGCCAAATGCCCTCAAAGGAAAATCCTAGTCGCAGTGCCGCGTTTCGAGAGGGCAGATTAAGGGCGTTACACCGCCAAGCGACTCTGTTGAAACCAATAGAAAAAGCGTGATCAATAAGAAGGTAGATCGCCTCAGTTGCGGGTCGTGTCCGCTGCATTTCTGGTGAGAACCAGATGCTGCCTAACTCAAGAGCGGCATTGTCCGTATCGATGTCGCAAAACGAAATCCATCCGCTGACGCTTCCATTAGAGGGTAGAACAGAAAAAAATGGCTGATCTGCAAGCCCCTCGAGTCCAGCCACATGCGCCTCGAATTTCGCGTAGGATTCGAACGGGCCGTAGCCAAGATACGTCCAACTTTCGTCCGCGTTTTGAGCTGTGTGCCACAGGTCTGGAGCGTGACTTCTGGTCAGGGGGATCAGCTTGACGCTCTTACCTACATGGCTCCGTTTGGAAGGGGGGCGACATTCTGGTATGGATGCGATAGGCCCGATAGGTAGCGGTGTCAT